AGAAGCTGTAGATAATATTAGAAAAAATATCCCATTGCTATAAGAGGAGGAGAATCAATATATGCAACCTATTTTAGAGATTCCGATAGACTATGATAAACTACTATATGCATTACAACTTGCTAAGATGAATAAAACAGAGTATTCTGTAATACCAAGATTATTGTGCGGGGACTATAGAATTTATGGAGAATCATTTGATTCCATAGCAACTCTATCTAGAAACCCAGAAATGGATATTGTAAACTTTATGGAATTATGGTCAGATGAAACATATCTAGAATCTATAATCTTCATGACTAAAGATATTAATCTATTTATAAGACTTATGCAAGATAATAAGATTAAAGAGTGTTATCTTGGATATAGACAATATGTTGTAAATGGTAAAAATGTAGGAATTGGAGTATATATAACTGCTAAACAACAAGTAGAATATAAATCTGCTCAAGGAACTGTTAAGTGTATTCCAAATATTCAGTTAACTCCATATGGCTATAATATAGAAAATAGGGTTAGAGATATTATAACCTTATTTGATAATTGTAAGTTTAAGAGTCCTGTATATGAAATAGATGATGATGAAGACTTCTTAAATATACAGGATATGAAAGCAACAGATGGTGCTAGACTATGGGTTCCAAATCCAGATAAATATCCAGAGATAAGAAATGAATTAGTATATCTTTCTAAGGTTATGTTTCCAGTAGCTAAGAGAGATAAAGTATATGTGAATATAGCTAATAATATCCCTGGGTATAATAGTAGGTATTTTATGGCTAACTTTACTGTAGAGAAAAAGAGCAAGCATAGAATACTCAGTTATTACATCATTGGAGCATATTTAAATTAACCAATATTACTATCCCTAGCCTGATTATAGGCTAGGGATGTATTTTTTATGTAAAAATCGATATTTTTAATGACGTAATATAGCAGTGAAGAAGGGATAATTTATAACTGCGTGTTACCATAAGGAGGTAAACATCATGTTTGAAATCGTTGCTATCGCTGCTTCCGTCATCGCTCTCGCTTTCATCTTCGTTGTTCCGTTCTACACGGAGAAAAAGGGCAAAGAAGAAAAGGCACGCAAAGAAGCAGAAGAAAAACGAATCGCAAAAGCTCATGAAGACTTCGAAAGAGATATGGACAAATTAGTTGGCAATCTCTGCGAAGACTTCGCCAAAATGATGATCCAAGTACCGTTCGAGATTGCAAAGGAGGAATCCAAGCACTAATCTCGAACGGAACAGAAAATGGGGAACGACATTTGGTCGTTCCCCATTTTTTCCACATTTAGATAATGATTGATATAAGGAGGTTATTTTTATGACTATGGCAAATGAGATGACTCTATTACTAAATAAGATAGAGCATCGCTTAGGAACTCAGTCTTTAAACTTGCCAGAGAATATGTCTAAAGATCATTGGGCTAAAGACGTTATATGTAAAGAAACGTTAGATACATTCTCTCGTTATTTTCCTAATAAGATTCCTTATGTTTTAGGGCCCGAAAATAAAAAGAATGATTATTATCTTATAGACGAATCTATATGTGAAAACGTTACTATACTAGGAGCTGGAGATATAGATTGGCACGCATGGTCTGCACACTATCCTGGATTGTTATATGGTGGTGTAAATTCATATGATATGATGACAAGTGGTGTAGACTTTGAGACATTAGTAGATGTACAGATGATGGCTGACCATGTATCTGCATTTTCTAATGGTATCTATGTAGAATTTATACCTCCTAATAAGATTAAACTCAATATAGTAATAGCATCTTCATTCTTAACAAACTTCCAAAGAATTCCTATACATCTTTTTGTAAAACATGCTGATAATTTAAAAACTATAGAACCTACTAAAATGGAAGTATTTGAGAGATTAGCAACAGATGATGTTGCAGTATTCTTATACGAACAATTAAAGATGTATGATAATCTAGAAACTGCATATGCTAATATTGATCTTAAACTTGCATCTCTAGAAGAGAAAGCAAGAGATAGACAAGCATGTATAGATTTCATGGAGAATAACTTTGTTAGTGCTGCTAATAAGAATCAGCCTGTTATGATTACTATAAACTAAAAATAAAAATAATATGGGGATGGAGATATTCTCCATCCCCTATTAAATAAGAGACAAATACAGGAATTAAAAGGAATTAACCCATATTACTTATTTGTTAGGTTTAAAAAGTCTTATAGTTTCTATTGTCTTATTTAGAGAAAGTTTTGTTTTTAAAATATTTTCACCAAGAGATTTTTTAACTATAAGAGAATTTGGAATAGGAGGATTATTTATAAAATTATAGTTATAAAATATATCTTTCATAAATTCATACATTCCGTTCATCTGAGACAATAATTCTATTTGTGATATATTTTTATTATATAAATAATTAATAACAATCATATCATCATAATATAATAATCTGTCTCTTAATATTTGGAATGTAGAATATTTCCTATCCAGTTTTGTTCTTGCTTTGTTATTTGAAGTAGAAATAGTACCACATATACGATTATGAGCTTCTTCATAAGTAGAATATGGACCATAAATATTAGATTTTAAATCTATACCTTTATTACTATTATAAACTTCGGATGCATTTGCATAATTTATAATATATACCTCTGATCTTATTTTTACCAAAGGAACAACATGACCGTATACAATTTGATCATTAGTTTTCCTTATTTTATCTTCAAATTGAGGAAGTATGTTTATAAATGAGAATGATATATCATAATCTAACATTCTACATTTAAAATAAGTAACAATACAATATGTAAATATAGCAAAATCTAAACAATTTCCTTCTTTTACTTTTAAAAGCATATCTGGCCAACAGACCAGTTTAGAATTAGATATTGGATTATTTACATATCTAAAATTTTGATCAAAATATTTTATCCATTTAAATGGATTTTCCATTCCTTTATAACTGCAAAAATTATCGAAACTAGAAAATTTCATTTTTTTAATTACTCCTTTGAATATTATCATCCAAACAAGCAATTGATTGGGTCTATTCCATTTTCTAACTCTATTTGTTTCCTATATATGTCTCTTACTAAATTGTAAGGATAATTTTTATAATTATCTTTAAATGCCTTTTTATAAAATTCTGATGCTTTTATTCCAAAATTATCGCTTAGATAAAATTTTATTTGTTTTTTATTTTTTACAATCTCTTTATAATATTTTCTTTCTTTATCTGTTTCACAATCTCCATATTCTATTGTGTTATTTTTACACATATCATTTAAAAATCTCATTTCATTATTAAATACATAATCTCTATCTATAAAATTTGTTTTTACAAGAAATTCTGATATATCTCTTCTTATATTATCTTTAAAATAATCTTTTAAAAGACAAAGATATTTTATGATATATTCTGTTCTTTCATTTTCCATATCAAATACATTTATCATATTTAAAATACCTCCTTAAAATTTTTATGGTGTAGACTATATAGTCTACACCATGTTATTTTTTCTTATTATTCTTTGTAAAGAATCCTTGTTTAGAATTGCTTCTATCTAGTTGTAATGGAGTTGGACTTTCGTATTTAAAGTTGGATATATCAGATACAATTTGACCAGTTCCCATATCATATAGATTACAACCCATCATGTCATTACACATATATGAATTTAGCATACTAGATGCATAAGTATGAATATCAAATAATCTAATGAATCTTATTAATCCATATAATTCATTAAATCTCATTACGCTCATTGTATTTACATTTCCATTCATATATACTTCAATACAACCTTCTAGATCGTCATTATATAATTTATGGACTCCTGGTCTTAATATCAAATAATTCTTATCTGATATATTTATCATGAAAGTCATCTTCTCTAATGTAAGATCTTTGGTTTCATTTATATATACTTTATTATTCTCTCTTCTTACAAATAATTCAGATTGATTAGAGAGAAACCATTCTAATTTAGGTATCATAGCATATCTTAGAAACTCTAATTCTTTTGATCTTAAACTCATAAATTCTTTTGTTGAAGATGATCTTATATTTTCTAACGTTATAAATGCATCTATGTGACGAGTTAGTTTTCTTGTAAAATATCCTGCTTTGTCTATGTATTGAACTTCTTTATAGAAGAATCTTCTATCATTATATCTCTCTGATATGGTATATAACATTACATTCATATTCATCACCATATTAGAACCGAGGTACATAATAAAATCTGTTAATTTACCATATACTGCTCTTTCTCCTATTTTCTCGTTATCCATAACTACTCCTCTTAAAAAAGACTTTATACCTGTTAGTATAAAGTCTTCACAATATTACGACTCTACTACAGAGTCATAAGAGAAACCATAAAACTGAGGATCTTCATCTACATCTTTTGCTGTAGATACTGGAATGCTAGACCCTGTTGGTTGAATGGTTGGTTGTACCATAGTATTTTGTACCTGGTTAGACTGTTTGATTAGATTGTTCATATAGATTTCAAAATCGCATTCTGGACACTTAGGACTCATATATGTATCAGCAATATCACCTGGATCAAGATATATTGTCTTTCCAAATGTTTTCTTATAATACTCAATTGCTTCTTCTGGATTACATACATGAATCTCTAGATTATAAGATGTGAGATAGAATACGTTTTTGAATCTACTATATAAACCAAAGCAGCTACCATCCAGAAAGAATGGTTTACTTAATACCATCTTAGTTTGTCTATCAAGGACTTCTGGACAATATGTATTTAATTGTAAGATTGTATAATAGATTCTTTTCAAAGTAAGTATCTCAATATCTTCATCATAGTTATCCAAGAAATCCAGAGAATTCTTATCTACATGATCAATGATAATTTCTCTAATCTTACCAGTTAGATCTGCTTGATTTATTTCCCCTATAAGTTCAGTAATAGTCTTTTGTTCCCCAAGTCTAAACTGAACTGCTGGAATTACATCAAGTGTATTTGTATCTACTTGTTTATTGAATAAGGTAAACATGTTTGGACCATAGATCTTATATAGTTTATAAGTTAGCACTTCCTTTCTTTTAAATATCTCTTTGAATCTATTTACTACATCGAGATTGTTCTTAAGAGATGGAATTTCTATACCATTTCTTTTTATGGTATCTGCATACATACTTGCTTCTTTCTCTGCATTTCTGATTGTAGATAACAGAATATCTGGATTTATGAGAGATGCTACAAACCACATATGTGGATAATTCACTATCATATTTCCAGCATTGATCTCGAAGTCAGACATATGATTTTGGAAATACTCTTCATCAATCTTAGGATTCATATTATGAATTCTTCTAACTAAGATATTAGAAGTATTCCAATAGGATATATCTTCACTAAGTACACATGTTTTCTTAATATTGATATGATTTGTAATATTATATTTTATTTCTTCTTCACTAGGAAGCTTGAATGACTTCTTTTTATCAATTAATTTTCCTTTCTCTGTATTTCCTCTTGCCCAATTCATAATTACTCTAAGTAAGTGAGTAAGAGACATTCCTTCTGTAATTCTTAATTGGCTTCTTGTTGGGATATAATCGAATACTTCAGTTTTATCCAATAGCTCAATTGGTGTTTCCTTTAATAATCCAATACTATCTATTGTTTTGGTATATCCGATATTTCCAAACAACATACTGAGATATTGGATTTCTGTTAGTGGTTCTATACCATTTACGATATTACCACTTTCATAATACATTAGTCTATCATAACTAATTATGTTTCTTTTTACTCCACCAATTATGATTGTTTGATACTCTTTCATTTTCATCAACTCCTCATTACTATAGTATATCATTCAAACAAAATTTATAGAGGATAGGGAAATTCCCTATCCTCTTTTAAAGTCATTTATTTTAGGTTATATTGATAATTAAATCTTTATATTCTAATCCTACGTCTATAGATACTCCAGCACCAGTTTCATTCTTAAACCATACTGCTTTAATACCATATTGGCGTAGTTTGTTTATAGCATCTGTATCAAGATTATCTTTATCTTTAACACAATATGCTTTACTAAACATTATAGCTTTATTAATATCATTTTCATCTTTGGTCTCATAAGCGTGTTTTATGATACTTGCTATTTGTTCTTCCATATTAGAACCTCATAATATTGGTATGAGTAATATTCTTACTTTCCATCTTACTAATACCAATCTCTTCTAGCGGGAAATTCTTCAGATTATCATGAATAATTGTAATATAATCAATAAACGGAACAATCCAGTCTGGAATCTCTATATCTGTTGGAATTGCAATAGATTCAATAGATCCTCCAAATTCTTTTGTATCTAATAACTTTCTGAGTCTGATATAATGCTGTGGAAATTTATCCATAATCTTATTACAGTTCTTCTTATTAATAACTGTTTTAATGATCAACACAGTATTTCTTTCTTCAAGATCAATATTCTCTTCTTGTGGAGATCTAATATTGTTATAAGCAATAGCTGCTTTAACGCCTTGAATTCTCATAGGATTATCATAGAATGATTGAGATTTAATTCTTGCTGGTTTGTGATATTCTTTCTTCTTATCGTGAATAGATTTATAGATTCTCTTTTCAAGAGCAGCAAATTTCTTAATGATATCTACCTGATCTACAAAGCTATTTCTAAGAATATCATATTCAAGAATATCTGTTAATGCTTTAGTAGTAGACTCTGGCATACCTACTTTTCTTAATGGTAAACCTTTAATATCTAATTGCTTATCTTCTGGAACTATATTACCTTCTTGAACTAATTGAAGATCTGCATAGTTCTTACGACTCTTAGTAAGTAATAGAGATTTAAACATGAATTCATTCTTCATGATTAGTAAACAATCTCTATCATCTGAATAAGTATTATAGTTTTCACTAAATAGTACCATATAATCCAAGATAAGCTGAGATACTACATAGCTCATTATATCTACAATACTATATCTAAGATTATCCTCTTCAATAATAACAGCAGGGTGTCTTAATCTCTTTTTTTCTACTAATTTATCGTTATAGAAATCATATTCAGTTTCTCCTTCTGTCTTAGAAGTTTCTACAACGATCTTATCAGCAGCTTCTTTAATCTCAGCTTTAGTATACTTGATATTCATAGGAATACCAATGGTCTTAGCTAATACAAATCTATACCATTCATCAAGAGATACAATACAACTATCTGTATCTGTGATAAGTACAACATCTCTTGTCATGGTATTAACACGTTCAAGTTTATCAATATATAGATGACGATAATATACATATTCAAACATGAGATCTTTCAACATTACAAGATCATCTTTAATCTCTTCTGGTGGTTTGTTTGGATTAAGAAATGGTTCTTTAAGAGCTACAAGAATCTTAAGTATAAGATTAGTAACTCTCTTATTCTCACAGAACTTATAAAGATTATTCTTATAATATAATACGTTTATACATCTTTGATCGAGATTATTAATAGTATTCCAAATGATATCTCTATCTCTATCAGATGGAACCCAGGAGTTATATCCACATTCTTCCATTACTTTAAGAAAGCATTCTTCAATACTAATATTACGATCTAATACATCCCAATCATTGAACTTATGCATATTATCTTTAGTTTGATCCATACAAATATTTTCAATGAAAGTTAGTACTTCTGTAAGAGATCCAAATTTAACGTTATTAGCCAAGAATGATTCAAACATTGTAATCGAAGCAGAGATACATCCTCTACCTTGTCCAGTTACTGCTGTACAAAGATAGAGGTTATAAAAGATAGAACTCCAATGGCCAGCACAACCATACAATGCATTACAAGATACCTTATAATTCAATTGCTGCAGATTGTATTTGTTAAACATTTCGGAACCTTTTGGATATTGCTTCATTTTATTCTTAGCTTCTGTTCTCTTATCCAATAGATACTGAATGAAATTATAGAACGGATTTTTTACAGTTCCATGTCTAGCAAACAATACTCCTTGTGTAGTGATAATTGCTTTATTGTTTAATAATTCATTAGCAAGAGATAATACGTCCATATCTGCTACACGATTAGTATAGTTATTATGAACTTTAAGTGGTTCTTTTCTATATCTCTTAGAGATACTATATTTGATAACTTCGTCTAATTCCATTGGTTTTAGTCTTGGATATATCCTGCTTAGGATGTTATACATCATAGAATAGTAGTTATCAATCAATTTTCCTTCTGGAACGTTCTCCATTTTCTTGCCTCCATAACTTCAATTCTTTTTCCCTAGTATATGGTTAATAGCTTCTTTAATGGTTATATTTTCTTTATCTAATATCATCATTAGTATGCAAAGACCAGTAGCTCCCAAAATAGCTATAAGTTCAAATATAATTAATAATGCTATAAAACTTTCCATTTTACCTCAACTCTTTTATTATTCTAAATCAATTAATGATGGGTTTCCAATTACCATGTTTGATAATTCAATAAATGCAATATCGTCTTCTATATTAAATTGTTTAATCCCTTCAACGGTTCTATAGCATCCTTTTCTATAATCTTCTTTAGTTGCTTCATACTCTGAAACACATAATTCAATATCATCTGGAAGTTTGTCTAGTTCTTCTTTAAATTCTTTTACTGTCATGATACTGTCTCCTCCTATATAGAGCCATTATACTTCTCATAATAATAGTATGTAACCATTAAATATTTTAATGGTATCTTATTGTCAGTCGAAAATGCTATTCTTAAACATAACAATAATAGCTTAAGCTTAATTTTAAATCCTATATAGGAGGTATCATTATGTATTTTAGAGATAATAATGCAAAAGATCAGGATATCATGGCAGAAGAAACCGAGAATATCTTTGATGAATCAGAGGAAACAGAAGGCGATGGTATCCAGGATGACAATGCACTTCTTGAAACATTCCTTGTTGATCAGGTTTCAAATATGAGTGATGCTGATAGAAAAGCATATCTTGAATCAGATGAATTCAATGCTCTTGTTGAAGCAGGTGTTGTTGGCCGTCGTTCAATTGTTCGTATGAATAAGCAGGATGATCTTCAGAGACGTATCCATCTTGCTTCAATCCAGAAAGCAAGAGAAGTCGGCGATGCAGATTGGGAAGCTCTTCGTAAGAATCGTATTAATGAGCGTAGACTCCTTAATAAGATTTATATGAAGTATTCTAATCGTGTTCGTAGAGATGCAGTCCAGAGTCAGAAGCGTATCATAAAGCTTTCTCCAAGGGCATTTGATGTAACTAGAGCAGTTCGTTAATATTTACTTTTAAATATTGCAGGGTAGGTCATTTTGACCTACCCTGTTTATTTGTGTAAAAGTATTTATTTTCATTTACATACTATAGAGGTGATGAATGAGAAAAGATGTATGACTATAGCATACATTCTGCGAAAGCAGTATCTCATCAGAGTGGAGAAAATTCCTTACCCCGTCGCGCCACTCTGATGAGACATGTTTCTCATTCTGAAAGTAGGAAAGGCGACAAAGGGGCACGTACGTGGAACAAGATGTGAAGCGTACAGATCAGGTGCAAATCCTGATTGAAAGTATAAACAAGCGGAGAAGGATTCTCGCTTGTTTTTCCTTTATTCAATATTTTTTTCGTTTACATACTATTATAGTGAATAGAGTTCAATCTCTATTCATTACAAATTTAAAAAAGGGTATTCCTAGTTAAAACCCTTTTCCTTCCCTTGGATAGATGATTGACACTTCTTCAAAACAAACATCCTCCAGAAAATCCAAGGTTACTTTCTAAGCCGGAAAGTGTAAAACACATGTGGCTATGGGGTGAAATATATTTTGTATATTTCACCCTTTGTTTTTGTTTAATCTTAAGTTTACAGATAACTTTACTGTAAACAATGTTGTTATATATAAAGGTGGAAGGAGTATAACACATGCTGGAAAACTATCAGAATTACTATGTTTATGCAGACTTAGTAAAACAAGGACGATTATTGGTAAAAGCAGAAGATATCAATCTTCAAACTTGGGAATCCCATTATAATGGTATTTTCAATATTCTTAGAGACGGAGTAGAGACGGATTATATACAGAACATGTTTGTTTCTGTAGACTTTGGAAATGGAGAAATTGTTGATTTAACATTACCAGATTATTACTTCAATCTCCTTATGTGGAGATTGATAGTTTATATTCCCAATAAGAAGATTGGTCCTCAGCATCTTTTGTTTAAAGACAGTATCACTGCTGGAGATATTAAGAAATATATTGATAAGTTCTTTATAATTCCAGAGAAGAACAAACTTCCTAATATTACTCTTAATAATGTAATTGCAGATACACTGTATTATTTCATGGATATTGATCAATTTGCTATGTTCCTAGCAAATACATTGAATCTTGAGGATTCTATTGACCTTATGGAAGCTTGCCCAGAATATGATAAGATTCTCCATTCTGATTTGAGTAACGTACCTTTAGAGAAAGTAAAGAACAAAGGTATGGAACTTGTTCATGAAGCTCAGCATTACATTATGGAATCTGAGAAATATACTGGTCATGAGCATTGCCTTCGTAACCCATTTGCTGCTAAAGAAGGAATTAATGAACGTCAATATAAAGACAATAGTATCAATATCGGTACAAAACCAGATGGTCAAGGTTCTGTTTATCATGACATGATTAATCAGTCTTATATCACTGGTGGTCTTAATAAACTTATTTATCAGTATATTGATGATGCATCTGCTCGTGTTGCTCAGATTATCTCTAAGAAGAACGTCGGTGATTCTGGCGGATTCTCTCGTATTCTTGGTCTTAATAATGTAATCTCATTCTTAAATCCAGATCTTGATTATGATTGCGGAACTAATAATCTAATTCCACAATTCATTCCAAACAAAGATATTCTTTCTATGCTTGAGGGAAGATATTATAAACTTAATTATAATAGTAATCTTAGAAAGATTGGTCCTAATGACTCCTTCCTTATTGGACAAACAATTCTTTTAAGATCTCCTATTACTTGTGCTAGTGCAGCAGCAGGTCATGGTGTATGCCATCATTGCTATGGTGATCTTGCATATACCAATACTGATATCAATATTGGTCGTATTGCTACAGAAATTATTACGTCTCAGTATACACAGATGCGTCTATCTGCTAAGCATCTTCTTGAAGCTAAGCTTAAAGAGATTCTCTGGGTTAATGAATTCTATAACTTCTTTAGAATTGATATCAATACTATCAATCTTAGAGATGATCTTGATATGAAGACATTTAAAGGTTGGAAGTTTGTATTCAATTTTGATGATATTCAGTTAGAGAATGATGATGATTTCTTCCAACACAAGTTCTATATGGGAGATATGTATTCTGATACAGATGAAACCCCACTGTATAATGAATATATTAATGAATTCAAAGTAGTAGATCCAGATGGTAATGAATATAAGATTGATGCTGATATTGATGGTGAAGATGGGGTTAAAGCCAAACTATTCATCACAGCTAGTCTGAGTAAGCTTATTAGAGAACATATCTCTATTGATGATGAATCTGATGATATTATTATTAATCTTACTGAACTTGATAAAATTCCTATCTTTCTAGTTAAGATGGAGAACAATGATCTCGGTAAATCTCTTGATGAATTCAATGAGCTTATCAATAAGAAAGCTGTAACCAAACAGTTCAATATTCCAGAACTTCTACAGAAGATTCAACTTAATACCAAAAAGGGTGGAATTCATTGTACTTCTGTACATCTTGAAATCATCCTTATGAATCAGGTTAGATCTGCTAAGAATAGACTTATGATGCCTAATTGGAGAAACTATAATGAACCATATGAAGTTCTAACTCTTAATGAGGCACTTACTGACAATCCATCTATTATTATTTCTACTACATATAGAAAACTAGCTAAGGCACTTAACTATCCACTTAGTTTCGAGAAATGCGCTCCATCCATCTTTGATCTATTCTTTATGAGAAAACCAAAGAAATTTATTAATGTTGACCATGAAGTTCTTGATATTCCAAATCAGTCTTCCCAGAAACCATTTACTTCTCCAGTAGTGTATTTCCATGATCATTCTGGAAAGAGACCTCTTAATATTAGAGAAGCTGTAAAGAACCTAGACAAATCTCCTAAAACAAGACTAGATGATTAAAATTCTGGAGTATGGGAATTTCCCATACTCCTTTATATTTAAGGAGGATAAATATGTATTCACTAACTACATCTGCTCATCTATTAAATTTCTTTAATATAAATGATAAAGACTTAAACTATCTTCATGAGATATTTGATGAACCATATAATCAATCAATTTTTAGGGATATTGTTTATGTAACTAGTGATATTGATATAAGATTTGCATTAGGATCTAGCGAATCAGCTAAACCAAAAATTATAAAAGCATTACTATTAGACTTATATATCATCAGGAATGAAGTTCCAGATTATGATTTCTTTAATTGTATGAAGGATTATATTCCTGATGTAATTAATCAACTTAGTGAACTTCCTAATGATGATACATTTATGGAAGCATATGGAAAGTACATTAAATCTAATAAAAAAGAATGGTCTACATACAATAAACTATATAACATGGATTTTGTTATGGTATGTTATGATTATAACAAATTTATATTTGTTGACGATATTGAATCTCAATTATTTGGTGCTTGTATAATTGGATTTAAATGGGTAGCACCTGATAGTATTCTTATTATGTGCTCTTCTAAAGAAACTCCTGTTTATATTACTAAATTCATTTGGGATATATTAGATACTATTTCTAGATTAGATAAAAACCATGATGTTAGAGTAAATTATCATTCTTGTACTTTAGATAAAAAGAATGCTTCATATAAAGTAGTTACTAGAAATGCTGTTAATGAGTGTAACCTTGATAGTGATACTTTAAAAGAAAGTGTATATAATTTTATTTTAGAGAGGTATAACCTATGTATGGGCCTGTTGAAATAAGATATTCGTGTATTATAATTCATAATTACAATCCTGGTGATAATGAGAGATTAGAAAGAATGTTTTCAATATATGATCCTCTATATCATCAGGTTTATATTAAGATTTTAAGATATGATGCAGAAAAGAAAGATCTATATATCCCTGCAGGTGTAGCATTATTTAATATTATAGATTCTTTCGATTCTTCTAGATTAATAGAAAAGGGATCTCCAGATCCATATGATGATATTGGTACAGTAAGAATCAAATACAAACCGAGAGATGAAGAACAAGCAAAAGCTATCAGATTCTGTCTTGGTTTGGGAGAGTTTACTAATAATAGGGGAGCCTCTCAGATTAGTTTGAATCTAAATACAGGTAAAGGAAAGACGTATATCGCTATATACGTATTCTCTGTATATAGAATGAGAACTATGATGATTACTTCATCTATAGATTGGCTAGTACAATGGGAAAATAAGATACTAGAATATACAGATCTTAAGAAAGATGAAATCTATATTATTTCTGGTGCTAATTCCATTGCTAAACTTAAGATAGGATTGAAAGATCCTAAAAAGATTAGATTTTATCTATGCTCTCATAGTACACTGGAAGCATATGCTAAGAAGAATGGATGGGAAGCTATAAGAGAATTATTCCAGTTCTTAAGAATTGGTATTAAGATATTCGATGAAGCACACCTATTCTTTGATAATATCTGTAATATAGATTATTCTACTAATTGTTGGAAAACATATTATCTTACAGCAACCCCAATGAAGTCTGATAGAAAAGAAGACTATATTTATCAGAATTCATTTAGAACTATTCCTAAGATAGATTTGTTCAATGAGAATACAGATCCTCATACTGCTTATACTGCTATATTGTTTAACTCACATCCATCTCCTGTTGATATTAACCATTGCCAGAATCCATATGGATTCTCTAGATTAGGATATATAGAATACTTTGTTCAAAGACCAGCTTATACTAAGATGCTTATTATCATAATGGATAAGATTCTAAAAGAAACTTCTCCAATGGGTAAAGTATTAATTTATATAGGAACAAACAATGCTATACTAATTACTTATAGATGGATGAAATATTTCTATCCAAATATTCCAATTGGTATATTCACATCTATAGTTCCTAAAGAGAGAAAACAATTAGAGTTAAATAATAAGATTATACTCACAACTACTAAGTCTGCTGGTGCTGCATTAGATATCCAAGGATTGGAGAAGACTATAGTCTTTAATGAACCATTTAATTCTAAAGTAATTGCTAGACAGACTCTTGGTAGAACAAGATCTGATAATACTGAATATATTGAATTAGTAGACGTTGGATTTAATACTCTTATAAGATATTATAGAAACAAAGTAAGAAATGTATATATGAAATATGCTACCTCATGTAATGAGATTAAGATGAATGATAGATATATAGACGATGCTATAACATCTATCTGGGGTCAAAGAACAGTTAATATTAAACAACAAATGACTGAAAATAAAAATTTAAAACAAGTTGCTTATATAGAAAAGAGAGACTAATTAGGAGAAGCCTTAATTGGCTTCTCCTAATTTTTTGTAAAAGTTGTATTTTTTAATGACGTAATATAGCAGTGAAGAAGTGAATATTCCAGCAACTTTAAGGAGGTTGTTTATCATGGAAGAAACTATCTGGAAAGAAACGTACAAATCTCTTATAAAAGACCATACGAAAGAAGAACTGATCGCATCGTATTGGTTCATCCGTCAGAATTGCCCTGGAGTGAATGACGGCCATACGGAAGCTATGCTCTTGGACGCAATCCGCAACAAACACTAAACACTTTACCCTGGTAAATCCAGGAAGAAATAAATCACATTCCCAAGGAAGAGTGTGGTTTATTTCTTTTTGTAATTGTAATATATTTTATTTACATACTATAGTAGTGAAGGAGTATGATTATCATGAAAGATATTTTAATCCTCATGGCCAAAGTTTCTGGATTGACTTTTGTAGGAAATTTGCTTATAAAATCTCTGGAAACAAAAGTCGAAAAACTCTCTTCAAAGAAGGGAGGGAAATAATTATGTGGTTACTTATTAAAGAATTTGCAGGAGCAGCCTGCGGAGTGGGAATTGTACTTGTATTGTATTATGCTTGGGAATTTATCAAATATCTTCTTGGATTTTGAAACTTCTCAAGCAAACATGGGAATGCCTTGGGGTAACTCACCCCAAGGCATTTTTGTATTAATTAGAATCCACCTTGTGGTTGCATACCATTCATTTGATCCTGAGATTGGCTACCTCTCATTTCAGCCAATTCTATCTTAGCCTCATCAGCCATCTTATCTATTTCTTCCATAGGTAAGAATGACTTAAAGTAGTATTTCATTAATTTTCCTATAAATACAGACTTGAGTTGTTCGTCTTGTTCTCCGCCCATTTTCATCTGTACTATATTCTGTATTAATTCGTTAGCAACTGTTAGTATCTGAGATGTATTAGTAAAGTTAAGCATTACTGGAGGTGGTAGATTAACCTCTAGATCATCTTCTACACCATATTCACATTGATAAATTTTTGTAAATATCTCAGACAGTATATCTGCATATTGTTGTTGTCTAGCAAATATTTTTACCAAGAATCTAGCATTAGTCATTGTAATATGAGTAGCAGTTTGTTCTTGATCTCTACTATTAACCATTTCTAGAGATACACCTGTTTGACTAACAGCCATTTCTTCTAGCATATTCATGAACTCTGTTTTTACTTCTACATTCTGTCCTGGCATAATCTCAAAATTAACTGGAGATTCACCATTAGCATTCTGTGGGATAACAAGATCGTTGAATCTGCCCGTTATATTAAGAATATTGTTCATATTCTCAATCTGTCTAAGATTAAAGTTTGATTGCTTAATCTGATTAATAACGTTTAGCAGTACCGCTTGTATATTTGTATCTGCTGCTGAATTTCTAACATGATAAACTCTCTTATCATATCCTCTTGTAAGAAGTGCTATTTCATTAGAAATATATAAACAGCTAAGAAGTTTAGCAGGGAATAAAGAACGCTTTAGGTCAGATTCTCCTCTATGGGTTTTCTCATTTAGACTAAAATAACTATGAACTATATCTTCTGGAGGTATAAAGCTTACTCTAATCTTAGATACTTTTCCACTACCATGTTCAGAATTATATTTTAATATACCATAAATTTCTTTTGCTAGATCCTGATTAGCATTAACAAAAGTAGCATCTATTTTCTGGGATATCTGTTTTGCTATCTTTATTAATACATCATTATCCTGATCTGTTCTATTCATATTCTCTCTAGCTCTTGTGCTTCTTCTAGGTCTTAAACCTCCAAGTGTGCTAGAGAATGTAGTCTGTACGTCCATATCCATGTTTCTATTGCATTCTATATAATAATATCCTAAGCAGATGTCTTTTATATAGATTGGCTTAACCATAGTATGGTCTAATACTTCAACTACACAGCCAGGAATATTTATCTGTTGTTGATCATCTTGTTTCTTTTTATCTACGAATCCATCTGTTGCTAAATTTGTAGGGGACTTTAAAGTACCTCCTTTAGCAAAGCTAGAAAATTCTTTTCTTCTAGCATTAAAATAATCTCTATTAGTAAGATTAGTCTCTCGTGGATAAAGCCCATCCGCCTCAACTAAGGATGCTGTTTCTTTCATAATGCGTTCTATTTTAGCCATCCTCTGGAGGACCCCTGGTATAACTCCAGTTTTGTTTAATTCTACACTTATAGAATCATAATCATTATTATTTGCAAGATTAATTGTAGATGAATTTTCTTCATTTAAACAATATACATTCTCATTTAAACCTATAATATCATTTACATCTTTTTCTGTATATTTAAAATCAAGTGTTTCATTTACTGAAGCTAATTCTGTATCTATAGCTTCTTCATTTAATATACCATCTTCTGATAGTAAATCACTATTCTGACCTTTATTAAGCAATCTTCCTAATGCTTTATTATAGGCTACTATATAAATGAATTGTTCACCATATTTTGCTGTCTTTTCATATATAGAATGAGCAAGTTCTATTAGATGATATTTCTTTTTAAACGAATCTATATCACTCTTAGCAGCATATTGATTTGTTTGATTATCATTTGTATTGTTTCCATTTGAAGTAGCATTAGTAATCTGATTAATTTCTAGATTATCATTTTTCTTGTTAAAATGATCTGCACAGAGAACATGATCTGTTTTAATATCTAATGCAGCTGCTAGTTTAGGAACGTACTTACATACTACATCTATTTCTCTATCTATATCTCTCTGTATTGCATTTTGAGAATACATATCCATTATATCGGATAGCATTGATTCATCTTGCAATATAGATTTGAACTCTTTCATCATTTCATTATCATTAGTAGCAAGAGTTCTAGCATATAGCTGAGATATATTATTACCATTGTTTCTCAATTTAGTTCTATCTATAAGACCTGATAGATCTTTGTCCATATTACGTCTTATAGAGTCTATGTATTTAGCATTTTTATTATCTGTATAATATGTTTTCTTATATGCATTATCTACATCTGTCTGTATCTTTTGAGCTATCTTTTTATTTAAGGAAGGATCTAAGAATGATAGATCTTCTTTATTATCACGGGCCAAAATAGTATCCTCCTTTAAATTAACTGAATTATGGGTATGTCTCCAGATATAAACAATAAAGACCTAGCTCAAATGAGCTAGGTCTATTAATGTGTGTAAAAGTATAAAATTTGAATTATATATTATTGGTATGATGTAGAAGAGAGATAATCGAAACACGTATTGATCGTCGTAAGATATGATGTTTCAGAAAGGAAGGTGATAGTATGATCTATCATAATTTTAAGGGAAGAAATCACCCTTACAACGGTATGAACTATACTATTGGCTATGGTACCAACAACCTCGGTCAAAAAGTAACGTATATCGTTACAAAAAAACGGGATTAAATCTGTAAGGATTTAATTACCTAGCCACGTTCAACTCTCTATATGATTATGCTAAGCAGATAATTATATAATAATACAAACCTGCTGTATCTCTTCTACATCATTTTTATGTTATTTATTTTTTACAAAATTAATAAACCAGAGCCCATTACAGACTCTGGTAATAGATTTGAACTTGATATAAAAATTAGCGTGAAACATTACCGCCGTTCTTGGAGAAGTTAGCAGCAAGAGGACTACTGATATTCTTACCAGCGGAGTTAGCAGCTTCAACTTCATCGACCGTCTTCTCATTGTCACCAAGGATCTGATAGCCGAATTCCATTTCATCAAAGCAGGTGTTTTCATTGATATACTCAAGGAAGTCACATGCTTTGCTGTTAACAATTTTACCAGAAATAGGAATACCATTGTACTGGACAGCCATTTCATTGAAGCCAATTTCACCACGGGTAACGTTGTAGATACTCGTATTAGCAAGAGATGGCTGGCAAGATGCAAGGATATATGCCTTTTCAACATTAAGAGCTGTATTGTCTGTGACAATAAGCAGATAATGGAAAATTTCGTACTGGTAACCCTTATCGTTCATAAGGTTATTAGAAGAACTATTCGAGGTTTCTTGTGTATTGCCACGAGAGGTAAGTCTACCACGAAGAAGGCCATTGTATCTCTTAACCTGCGTACGTGGATCTTTGATACCACGAAGGAAGAGTTCATGTGTCTTTGTAATGATAGAACCAGAACGCTCGAAGTAGTTCATCGTAAACGAAGAACCACCCTGCTCTGTAACTCTCGTAATAATATTAAGGTCAGTAATACCATTTGAAAGTGGAGAAGTTTCTGACGTAATATCTTCAATACCCTGAGCACCACGGAACTCATACTCTATGATATGACGATAGTTATCAATTAGAGTCTTATAACCACCAGTTTCCTGAGACATGCTGCAAAGCTTATCAAGGAACGTTGGAATCTGGAGACAAATAAGGAAGCTATAACCAGTTTCGTACAGATCAAACTGAGCAAGGTTAGTGTAATCTGTAACACCACGGAAGAGTGTATACTGCGTAACCGGTGTAGGAGCTAGCGTATCTTGGAAGATGTTGTCAACTGTTTCGCCGTTATTAGTCATTTCTAATCACACCCTCCCTATTAAGACTGAAGTGCTATGATCTTAAAGACTTCTGTCTGAACGAAGTTACGGAACTTCAGTTCAATTGTTGCATAGATAATCTTGTTCGAATCATAGTTGGCATTAGTAACGTAATTGATTGTGCAGGACTGGAATCTATCCGCATAACGGTCGATTACCATGTTCTGAACATCTTTCTTATATTTAACAAGATCGTCGCCATCAAGGAAGCTATAACGGATCTTCGGGCAAAGAGCACGAATAGCCTTAATAAGCTCCTGAACAGCAAGAACGTTATTAACCCAAGAAAGCTGAGTAAGTTCTGTCTGTGAAGTATACTCTGTATTCATCGTAAGGATGTTTCCATCGTAGTAAGACAGATAATTTATCCTAAGAGTATCAAATGTCTTTCTCTGGTCTTCGCTTGGTGTACGCTTTGGAGAGAAATTAAGTGTACCATCAACAAAAGTATCTGATGGAATAACAATATCATACTTCTGACCGCAGAATGGACGTACACGACCATTGATAAAATGCTTAACAAACAGACGTGCAAGATCATACATGACTGTTACTGTGATCTGTTTACGAGTATACGGATCGTAAATATCATAGCTGTTCATGTAAGATGCACAGAATCTTGAATGTGAGCCATACGTATCAATGAGCTGGACCATTGCAAGACCATTTACTTCTGTACCAAAGTCACGGAAGTAAACAAGATCTTCACGGAAGTTTGCAAGACTTTCAATTGATCTCTTAACTTCCTGATGATAGTTAGCATCAAAGATGCAGTCAACTCTGTTATTATCGAGATCGTAAATATCATCACCATCATCGAGGTCAGAGTTAATACTACCACTAAATGCCTTCTTCATTACAACGTCAACAACATTCATTGCACCGCTAGCACCCTTAGCGAGCTGGGCTGGTGAATCTGTGAAGTTACCGTTGCTGCCATTTGGAAGTGGGAAACCAATTAGTGGAGAAAGCATCGTTGCACCATCTGTGTTATAATGCTTAATAGCCTTACCAGATAGATCAATACCGAAGAGTGGATCTTTCCTATCAAAATTGGTTGTACCAGTTAGGAAGTTAACGTTTTCAATGAAGTCCTCATAAATATCATCAAAGAACTTGCATCTAACCTGATATGAACTCGTAAGAATAGCATTCTGGAGAGACATGTTATGTTCTTTTTCAATTATATCAGGATTAAGTGTGAATGGAATTGTTTCAAGAACTTCACCATTCTCACTAACTTCAACGAAATAACGGGAATAAACTGTTGGATGAGAAACAGTAGAATCCGGATAAATACGGATTCTCTTATTTGATTCGCCACGACCGTTATCCGTTATAATGAAAAGTGGATAAATGTTGTTGTTACCAACTGGAACTTTTGTATAGCCGGATTTAGCAAGACTTACATACGTGCTCATCTTTACACAACCAACCATACCAGGAAGTGAAGAAAGAATGTATGAAACATTCGTGCAAGCTACAGTATGAGGACCTGTAACAGTTGCAGTTGATGGAATAGACATAGTACCAGGGGTTGGCATTGTTGGATTAGCTACTGTACCAGTTGTACTAGAAGCACTATCAACCCAATCCCAAAGAGGTACACTTGACTCATCTGTATCCTGTTCTGTACCCTGCGTTATTTTAGCAGAAACAACAACGTTTGCGAGAGTTGAATCATCTGCGCAAACACGTTTTACGGTTAAATAACCACCGGCATTGATAATATTAGCTGCCTGAAGTAGAGGCTGACCATGTCTCTTAAATGAAGGAGTTCTTCCATAATATTTAAAGAAGTCTTCACCATAGACTTTATGCTTCCATTCCTCAGGACCTTTGTCAGCGGTTATAACAGTCATAAATATCGGGCGATCTACAGTATCTTCCTCAGGGGGAGTTATTCCAGAATTGATCTGAGACTTGTCAACCCATTCGATTGTTACACCAGGTACTGGCATCGTGAGATTCCTCCTTTATATCAAGTTTCAAAGCTATATTATTTTATATAAGATAACTTATCATACTTTTGTTTTAAGTAAGCGGATTATTAGCATAATAGAGTAGCCTACCTAATTACTTATATGTTCCTAAACGTCCTCTGGGGTTGCTTGAAACACATTGAAAAGTCTACACCAATTAAGGTGTAGACTTTAACATTATTCTTCCGTATCTGTATCACCAACAAGTACTTTTTCAAGTGGGGTATCTTTAGGAGTCTGATTAAGCATACCATAAGCAATAGATTCATCAAAATCTTCTGATAGAATGGCAGTATATGGAGAAACTAGTTTAGATATTTGTTTTACAGAGCAGGATTTATATTTATGAAGATCTGTTTCTTTGGCTAATCTAAATGGAACGGATTCATCTTTCTGTGATCTACATAATTCTGATACTGTAAATCCAATAACCTGTATATTTAGTCCATATCCGTTACCATTCAATGCTATATTATCCAGTATATAATCCGGAAGTTTATCATATGGAATCGTATTCAATATGAACCCAAGCATATACCAAAGATTGAGTAACTTTTCGCAATTACCAACGAATTGTATAGTAGATGTTGAGGTTACTATTTCATCTCCATCTTCATAATGAAGAACTCTATAATCCATCTCGTCCATATAATTAGTAAGTTTTACTTTTCTTACTTTTTCTACAGATGAAGGCTTAGTAGTAAATACTGTAGGATATCTAAAGTTCTTCAATCCTATATTTTTACCAGTCTTAGTATCTGTAACTGTATAATCGAATATACCGAGTATATCTATATATTCACCATTTTGTTCTGCTATAGAACGTTCAAAATACTTCTCTGGTACATAAGCTAAGAATTCTTTATTAGGTCCACCATTAAACAAGAGTTTTTCTTTGTCTTCTTTTATAAAAGAAGGAAGTCCATTAGCCATTAATATACCTCCTTATATATTCATTATGCGAATGTCTTAGACAGAAAATATGACCTAGGCTAATATTAGCCTAGGTCATTAAAGTGTGTAAAACTCTTTATTTTGAGTTACATACTGTGTTTATGAGATAGAGAATGTTTATATAAAGTAGGAGGTAATCTCTTATGGATACATTCAAAAACACATATTTAGAGTCTTGTATTCTTCCTCCATCTCCAATAACAAAAGAAGAATATGATGAGTTAAGTGACAAAGAAAAGAGTATGATAAAAATCATTACTCCTTTCTTTATTTATGATAATAACTTTAATTACAGGATAAACCTGTAAACGTAACATAATACATTTCTCTATCTCACTGGAGGATGTTCGCAGCATCCTCTTTTACTTTTTTGTTTATAAAGCATTTAATGTGTAAAAGTCGATTTTTTCATTGATATAATATAGAGATGAAGAAGATCAACCATAACTAGTTTACTTAGGGGGTAAACATCATGACGAAACTTGAAGCCAAATACATCGGACTCATTCTCTGCGTTCTCTCCCGCAACTTCATCGACGAAGTAAAGGTTCCCGAATATGAAGAACTCGGGAAACTGATGAGGGCTTTGGCATTTCTCCAGAAAGGAGAATGCTCCAAAGCAGCGAAGAGAAACATCGACTACATCTGCTGGGAATATGGAGACTCGCTGTCGAAGAAGTTCCAGGAGCACTACAAAGAGTTCAAGAACATGACTCCGACGCTTGAAACCCACTACGACCTCCGTAAGTAATCAAGCAGCATCGCCAGATGTAAAAATGGAAAACAATGCTAGGTCTTGACAGACATCGTCATTGTTTTTCTTGCAAACGTTTAGCTAAGAGATTATGGAACATCTCTTCATCTTTTTTACAAAATCTTTTTTCATCATTTTTAAGAAGAGTCTTAAATGCTAAATCATTATTAGCATGAATATCCGCACCATGGTCTATAAGTCTCATAGCATCTTCATAATTTCCGTGTTTAATAGCAATAGGAAGAGATATAGAATTGCACTTACTTGGATCTGCACCACAATCTAATAGCTTGGCTAGTAATTTAGAACTATTATCTAGTTTAGCAACTCCTACTAAACCATCGCCATTACCAACATTACCAAATGTACCAAACATAGGTTTTATATTATTATCTTCTGCATATTTGCATATCTTACCAAAGTATGCAGTATCATTAGTAGATAAAATAGAAAGAAGCACAGAATCTATAATTCTAGACTTTTCTTCATCTGTAAAATCATTTGTATCTATATAGAGTTCTATTAATCTACTAGTAAACTTTTTATCATACTTTGTTACTATAGACGCTTTTATAATATCTGTAGACATAATGTGTTCATCTATGAAGTATTTAACTATATCATTCATCTTATTCTTAAACAGAATACCCCATAAGACTTGGTTTTCCCACCAACGTTTATATTTTACTATGGAAGGAGTTTTTGCTATATCTTCGTCTGTGGTCTCATTTTCGATATAATCAAAATCTTTAATGTTTATTTTTCTTGCTTTTAATAGAGACATAACCTGTTGTTTGGATACTATTCTCATATTTGCTAAACCTCCATAATAAAATCTCCTAGAGAAATTCTCTAGGAGATTGTATTTTCTTTTTAATCTTCTTTAAATAACCATTTATCACTGAGATTTGTGTATAGACCAGGAGAATCATCCCTATTAACCATAAGAAGAAGATCTTTATAATTCTTTCTTACAGTGATTCCTTGAATATCTGTATTTACTTTGTCATAATCTGGATTCTGAAGAACCTCTTTAACTATAGGAGAATCTTTAGATATAGCAGCATTAGGAACAAATGTACCACCTGTTGTAGTAGATGAACCGGTTGTTCTACCACCAGATGCTACACCACCTTTAACTGTAGCTCCTATAATTACATTACCAACTTTAGTACCACCTATAATAGTACCACCAGTTACTACACCACCAGTAGTGGTTAATTTATTATTTCCAGATGGTTTTGTAATACCACCAGAAATAACATAGGTTTTATCATCATCTTTTATAGAGTATGCAGTGCCACCATTTACAATACCACCAGTTGTTATACCACCTGTGGTAATATCTCCAGCTGTAATACCGCCAGTAGTAACCATATCAGATCCAGTAACCATACCATCTATAACTATAGCATTAGAGAGTTCTGGTTCTATTACAGTACCTCCTTCAGTTTTGCAATCCGTAATGATAGAATCTATTATTACAGCTTCTGATATAATACCTTTAACAGTAGCATTAGTTACATAACCAGTTGTTGGATCTTTGTCTCCATCTATATCACCAGATATAGCAATAGCATTTAGTATATAACCACTTGCTATAGAACCATTAGTAGAAGTGCCATTAATTACATAAATCTCATGACCACTTCTATTAGTTCCTTTGGCTATACCATCTACTGTCTTAGAGCCATTTAGAGAACCCTGTACAATAACACCTTTAAGAATATTACCATTAGCATCTAGCTCTGCATTAGTAACTATAGCATCTTTTATAAGAGCTGCTACAGTAGTACCATAAGAATGCGTAGATGTGTCTATAGTAGTATCTTCATCAGCATATTTTACATAAGCTCTTACATCTCTGATTTGATCTGATTTGATAACAACTACATTGTTATTATAGTTTACAGAGCAATCTAACTTAATTTTATATATACCAGTTTCTTCATCTAATGCATATACTTTATATATATCTTTTACCATACCAGAGCATTGTTTTAATTCACCATCTTCTAGATATTGAATCGTATACATATTTCCTGGTATAATATCTACAGCATGATTAAAATCTGTATTTGTATAAATCATCTCTATTGTGAGAACTATCTTAGCTGTAGTTTCTACATTAGTAAGCATTGTAGTAGTATGAGCACATTCACAATTGCATGTTAATGGGCCATCTTTTCTATAAAGACCACTCATAATACCTGGCTGTGAAACAGATATTTTATTGGTACAATCGTGACCGTATTGATGATTCCACGTACCATAAAATGCTGGTGGATTAGGATCAAATATATGATTTATATCATTGCAATCATGGAAGACTACATGCTCATGAAAATGATTGTTGCAGTTGCATGACATTGAGAGAACCTCCTTTATTCATTTCATTAATGAGATGTGGAGTTTACCTCTTTAAGTCTATTATGCTCTAATACAACAATATAGTTTATCATTTTGATATAGTTTCTAGCGCAGTCTAGAATCCATGGATATTTATCTACTGTTTCTTGAGTACAATAGGAAAGGGTAGATAGATTATTCATTATATTCATTATATACCAGATATTGGCATAATCATATGGAGATATAGAGAATGCATATCTAGATAGAGCAGCAGTAAATAAAATATCATAATCTTCCGATAAGTTATCTTTATTTGTTAAATGATATCCAAAAGCCATACTAAAAGCTCTAACAATATCTGGTAGATAATAAGAATCAAAATCAAACCCGGACTTATATACTATGCTATATAAATCATTGAAAGTTCTATTTAATCTATTTTTTTTAATTGCTTTAGATAGATTTGGCTTTTTAGAAGATACAAAACCAATAAGAGGAATAGAGATAGTATCCTTACACATAGCTTGTATAAATCCGATAAAACAGGTTCTAACAAGCTTCTTTTGATTATCTGTAAGATCACCATCGCTTTTGGCCATTTGATAAATGTGTTTCATTCCTTCTTCTTTAGTTTCAAAAGAATCGTGAAAAACTTTATAAAATTCTTTAGCATATTTGATTCCGAGACATTTGGAGAACATGTTTTCGGTTTGAATAGCTTCATCTTCTAATACCATGATATTACCTCTTCAATTCTTCTATATCTTCTATTTTCTTTGCATGTGATTGTTGAATAGCAATTCTAATGTGTGTAATTATTGTTGGATAGAGTTTCTCATTAAAGAGGATTTTATTAAACGTTTCAAATAATGAAGTTCTTGGAGATACATAATCCTCAAATAGATTTAGAACAGGAACATTATTACCATATGCTACCTGATATATATATTTATCAGTAACAGGAAGATTCTTTAAATTGTTAAGAACTAAAGGAAGATTAGCAACTATATAAGCCATTACATCATCCTCACCAAAAGATATTCTACTATAATTAGAAGACATATCTCTTTCTTTTCTCATATCTTCTAGATGGAATGTATTATAAATCTCTTCCTTCTGATCATCTATATATTGATCATAGAATGCAACCATGTAATTATTGAATCTAGATATAAAGAAATCATAGAGATAATAACACAGTGTATATAGATCCATATACTCATCACCGTTATTATCATTTATATCTATCTGGAACCATTTAGTGATGATATCAATAATAGCTCTATAGGTTAGCATTCTAGTTTCTTCTATATTCTCTGTATCTGTAGGATACATGTTAGTTAGTTCTTTAAATATAGTTTCGTATGATTGCACTGCATTTGGGTATGGAATCATATTAAATGTAGACAACCTCTGTGCAATAGTATCTTCTATTACATTCATCACAAAATCAGAGTCAAACTGAGCTAATATAACTGATATTTGATTATTAGCTCTTAACTCGTACTCCTTATCATTCGTTAAAAAACCGAGCATATCTAATCCTCCTTTAATCAATTAATGTATTGTTTTTAAAAAATTCAAAGTATATACTAGAGGCTAATAAAAGCCTCTAGTATTTTTATCTCATATCGTCATCATTATATACAAATTCTCTTCTATTTAATACTTTATAAATAGAATCATTTTCCATCTCTTCTTCATCTTTATTGAAGTCTGTAAACAGAGATGGAGGAAGAGTTTGCTCTGATCCATAACTTCCAGAAGCATCGTTTATATCTACAGACTCTTTTGGAACTCCATAATGTCTAGAATATGCTTCTCTTGCATTTTCATCTCTTAATAGTAGTTTAAGATGTTCTGATTCTAGTTTTCTTTCTTTATTTACAAATTCAGAGAAAAGAACACCTTTAGCTCTATTCATTTCTGTATTCTGAACTTGTATTTTCTGTTCCATAGATCCATCTGGAGTATTTATAGCAGCTATAGAAGGGGTCATATTTACTGCATTTGTGGCTCCGTCTAACTCTACTATATCATCTACAGATTCTTCTGTTTTAATACCAAACTTCTCTATACCAAATATCTCTTTTAAGTTCTTTCCTTCATACCAAACATAAAGAGCCATTAGATATGAGAATATCTGGTCATCATGGGTTAGATCAGAATGATCTACTCTACCGTTCTTCTTTATTTCTAGACCTCTTAATTCATCATATAGAGTTTTAGAGATAAACTTATCTTTGTGATAAGTCATTCTTTCTCTAAGAATTTCTATTAGTTCGTCTCTAATATCTTTAGTATTATCTAAGCCATATACTTTTGTAAGTTTCTTATTCTTTACAACTCTACCATTAAGTATAGACTCCTCTAATACTCTTTCTTTCATCTCATAGTAAAGATTTTTCTTAACTTTAGTTTCTTTTAGTTTGCCTATAATTGCTTTACCAAAACCACCATTACGTTCAATATTAATTATAGCATTAGGCATCATATTGGTTACAATATACTCTAGTACTCTTGCCACATCAATAAGAGAAACAGTATTAGATCTTAATTCAGCAAATACTCTAGTTGTTCTAGAATCTACAAATGTTATGCATGAATAGTCTCTAGATACACCACCAGCAGGGTCAACACCGATTATAGGAGGATACTTAGGAACCAGATTAGATTTAAGAGGAATCTCTTCAAATATTTTAAGTTCATATTTACCAAATATAAGAATAGTCTTCTTAGGAGGTTTGCAGAACTTTCTTACTACATCTAGTTCTTCTTTAGTAAATGGGCAATTCTCTGCTTCATCAGACCACTCAAGAAGATACTCTCTTCTAATAAGTGGCATATCCCAATCAGCTTTCTTACATTTATCATAGAACCATTCTTCAGAATATCCTAGTTCTTGATAGGTATACTGTATGAATACAAACGTGCTCATCTTATTAGAATCTATGATATTTCTTATCTGGAAATATGTAAGATCATACCATGCTTCATTCCATGGAGTTGCATTATTAATAACAGAGTAGGCATATTTGCCTTCATCTGTTGTTAAAAATCCTGGTGTTGTTGTATATAGAATACCATATGGTACATTATTCTTTTGGGCTATCTCGGTAGCCTTGCCCATAGCAGGAATCATGTTTCCATAAATGGTTTTCATAAATGGAATAAAAGCATACTCGTCTGCCCAGAGTAATGGAAAAGTCTGACCACGAAGTAAGTTAGCAGCAGCTAATTCATTTCTTGCTTTAGCATACGTTCTAAGCTTATTATGATTTACAGAATTCTCCATATAAACTGCTGTATTAGGAACTTTAGTCTTCTTACCATTAACAAGAGAAAATACAGCATCAAATCTAAGATACGTGGGAAGTAGGTCTCTTATAGCTCTTATTCTTGACAAGTTTTCCTTAGAATCTTTGAACTCTTTATTTAATAGAGAAATCTGTGTATTCTGTGTTCTAAAGTTGTATATATAAGTATAGAATGCAGCAGCACCTATTGTCTTACCTGTCTGACGAGGCATTATCTGTATGCAGTTTATATTCATTGTAGCTAAATATAAAAATGCCATATTGCCTCTATTAAGTATAAACTTACTAGGTTCACCAGCAGATGGAATACGTACTACTTCTCTTAAATAATACCAGAAGTTATTTCTAACTTCTGCTAATACTTTCATTTTATACTGATAAGATATATTAGGATCATGAGGATCTATATTAGCAAGGTCAGGATCTAGAAGAGATAGCATAAATCTATTATTCTTAATACCAATAGCCTTTAAATAGTTACTCATTTCTACAAATGAGGTATTAGATGTAGACCGTTGGTAATATATTCGTATATTTTGATTCTCTACTAACTGAACTTGCTGAGAAGGAGAAACATTGCTATTATTTAACTGCATTAAATTTCACTTCTTTCACAAGATACTGTTTTACTAGAAAGTTGGAAAGTTAATTTTGTTTACATACTATAATAGTGAGGAGATGATAAATTGATTACTAAAGATGAAATAAGAAATATTGTAGAAATAACAAAGAATTTTTGGATACAGAAGAATATTACATTTACTCCGTATATAAACGTAATAGATATAAGTGGGTTAAATTTTGGAAAGTCTAATATCATTTATGGTATATGCTTATTTAATAATATAGGAATAGATATAGACAATATAGAGCATTTGATTAATGTAGAAAATCTTAATAGAGAAAGATATTTAGGATTCATAATCCATATAGTAACTCATGAATTCTGCCATTTAGATCAAGATATATCTTATTATAAACTAAACAATATTCCAAGATATATACTAGAGAATGATTGTGAAGCAATGGCTATAAAGTATATAAAGTCTAACTATAATGAATTATGCAATGTATTTAATTGTAATATAGAGCAATATACACCTAGTAGATATAATGGATCTATAAATCATTCATATATAAGATATAATAGCATTCATTCTAAGATTAAGACTTATATATTCTCTATTCTATTAGATGGAATAAATGAAAGTGATTATAAAAGAATGTGTGGTCTAAATCCAATGAAAAAGATCTATATATCTTATATACTAAATAATATTATTCAGAAAAATATATTATTATTTGATCAAATCTATATAGTATCCGAAGAACTATTGAAATTCTTAGGATATCATGCAATGCAATATCTTATTATGAGAAGAAAATTTAATGTATTCATAAAAGAATATGATGAAGCAGTTTATATTTACATAAAAGAATAACCTATATAGGATGGGATATTATTCCCATCCTATATAAATTTTTTCATAACAAGTTTACCATATTAAAGGCCTTATTTTCTTTTATTTTTCTTTTTTCATAGTTTCTTATCTTGTCCCTCTTATAGACCACTATATTGTGATAAGAACTGTCAATCATCGTTTTAATCGTTCCTAAGATATAGATATAATTGAGAGAATCTTTATTAAACCATGACTGCTGATATAACTTCATTACTATACTTTCAAATATATCAGCAACGACGCTTTCAAAAGGAGATTTCCCTCCTTTCTTAACGTCAAAAAAGATTAAACTATAGAAATTTCTATAATCATTATTCTTAAGATAATCAAAGCATTTTATAGGAACTGTTCTAACATCTTTACTCAGGATCATATTATTCAGATTATCAAAATACATTGTTATTATCTTTTCACATATAGACGTTAGAATTATAACGTTTAATTTATCTTTATGATCTATAGGTTGTGTAAAATATGGTTCTCTTGAAGAATCATATGCCTTGAATCTGCATTTGATACGATTTATAATTGTAAATGTAAGGGAAATGGTTCTCCTTGCATAATATATTTCTTCTTTTATGTTTGATATATGAATCCTATTAACAAGAGCTATTAGCATTATAACTCCGATAAAGCATGTAAATATAGATGCACTTATAATAGTTTCAAAATTAAAGCCTATACTAAGAATCAAAGAAGAAATTATTGGTAATATGATACCCATAGAAAGAAGAAGACAGGTTAATGCTATTGTATAAGGTTCTAGACCCCATTTTATCTTAAAATGATTATACAATACCTCTAGTATTCGTTTATCTTCTTTTAGTTTTAATATGTAACCCATGATACATTCCTCTATTCAAATTTCTTTATATGGTCAATAACCTCGTTAATCATATTAGTATAATTTTCAGAGTCCGTAAGGGTTCCATCCCAAATATCTATAACTGTAATAGGAGATTGATTAATAGTAAGAATTTTAGACTCTTCTATATACATTTTGTATATAGACTTAATACTCTCTTCCTTGTCATTATACTCATTACTAGACCTTTCTTTAGCATGTTTTAAAACAACGTGCAAAGGGGGCAATATTAAGAACAACTCATCTATGGATACTTGAGTTGAACAATAATATTTACTTATAATGTCCAGGTCACCCATTTTTTCCATTTCTTTATAGAGAGTACCACCATTGAGTTTATTGTATACAATGGTTGATAATATAGATCTATCTACAATATACATTGAGTATACATCGTCTTGTTTATATATCTTAGATGATTTGGATTCTATTTTATTAAATGCATCTAACTGGTTTATGATATTTAGTGATTGAAGAATATCCGTTGGATAATTCTTGTATTCATCTGTAAGAAGACTTCTTATAAACGAATATCCATAAGAATTCTTATCAGGAAGACAAAGAGAGTTAATCTCTATATCTGTATTATCTATTTCTTCTTCTTTAAGTGTTTTCACTATAGTATCAGTCATAGTTGTTTTTCCACAGCCATCTACGCCTTCAAGAATGAATACTTTAGGATCTACAAATATAGAACCGTCTTCATCTTCATAATAATCTGTTTCTTTATGGAAATATTTAATATTACCCACGAATTTCATCCTCCCCAATCTCCTCATCTACATAGATATCGTTATCTTCTGAAAATGATTTACATAGAGATCCCTCAGAAGAGAGTTTGTTATTATTATCAAAATATCTTAAAAATAAGAAAGTATTATCATTGTTAGGAGTAAATACAATAACTTTCCTATCATCATAAAACTCTCCTACTTTATCCATGTTATCCATGAAAGAGAGTATATTTTTTCTTGTATTCATTCTCCCATTACTTACTAATTTACAAACCATCTTACTATTTAAATCAGGCATCTTATTATTTAATATGATACCAAGATAAGCTATATGAACAGGATCTGCTAAAGAATCCTTAATATAATCCATTACAGTTATACTTTTAGATATATTCATCTTTCTCATTAATTCTTCTACCAAATCCCAAGTATTAGAATAAATCTTTGGTATAAATGAGAAATTCTTTAATAAACTCTTAGCTTGATTATCTAATGAATCATCAGCATCTTTGAATATCTTATTTATATAATCATAATTGAATGGTTTGATCTTAAAGAGTTCATCTTTACATTCTCTTATTATAGCAGCTGCATTATAAATTGTTATTATATTATAAACTTCATTGATAGATCTATAAAGAAGTTTTAAATCTATCTTAAACTTTACAGCCATTTGAGGTCCTTCTTGTTTCTCTAGATCTGTGAGTTTCTTATTCATATTTCTAGAGATTACATCTAGAGATAGATTATGACTATTCTTTTCTCTATCTGTAGTATTCATGCTCAGTTCAGTGCATAAGCAGAGAAGAATAACAGACCTCATCTTTTCAAACCATTCTTCGTCTTTTTTAAATTCTCCTAATTCACTTACTTTAACAGAATCTTTTATTACATTATCTATATTGAATACAAATTTGTTAGTATCGAATCTTATCATACTAGAAATTCCAACAACATCTTTAAACTCTATTGTTTTATTTGATACTATAGTATTTGCCAAATATGTATCTCTTATTAGATTATAGTATCTTCTTGTAGAATACTTAAGGCTATTTAATTCTCTTTGAGTTAATTGAATCATTAAGATCTCTTCTTTCAATTTGAAGTATGGATAGCCAAAAAATTCGGCTATCCATATGTAATCTTAAAATAATTTATTGATCTCGTTGATTAGTTCTTTCTGTACTGATTGCTCTAGACTTAACTCTACAGTGTTTCCATCTTTTGTTTTCATTGTAACAAGATCCATATTTGGGTTTATTTTCATTGATTCATATAGAACGTCAAATGTATTCATAGCAAGTTTAACATTAGCAGACTCTGTTACAATATAATTACTTATCTGGCTCTGTGTTAGAGGAATCTGAATAGTTGATTCCATTACAGGAGAATTGCCCTTTTGGGCTTGCTTATTAATCTCCATTGCTTTAGAGAAATAATAATCATCTGGATCTATATTGTATACATTGTATTTTACAGGTTCAGCAACAACAGATTCTGTTGTTACAATCTTTGTAGTATAAGCTTTAGAGTGCGATGGGAAATATACACGATCGTATGTGATCATCTGCATATTTCTAACAGTCATTCTACCTCCTTCATTAACAAGAGAACCAAGAGCTCTTAGAGAGAATGAAGGATGTTGCCCACGTTTAAGATCTTCATTGAATGATCTACCAAGATCATTAGAAGTACCAGTAAAATGAGCTTTTACTAGATCTCCTTCCATCCAAATCTTCTTATACCAGACTTGAACATTAGTTGGATCTATTTTAGCCTGTCTCTGTAATGATGCATCTGATGGATGTCCTGCTTCACCCATTAGATTTCCAGTAGTCATAAGTTCTACAATACGTGGAGAATGTATTGCTCTATTAAGTTCTTCTGTAGGATAATAACGCTTATTTCTATTTACAGCATTACCATTCTGAAGAACTCCTTCAGCTAGAACAAAACCAGATTTATCTTCGCTTTTTATTTTAAATTCAACAGCATCGGATACCTCTTCACTAAGAAGGTACCCAACTATATTATCTTTCATATAAATCACCTTATCTAGTACTAAGTAAGTAATGTCATTATTACAATGTCTGGAAAATGGGAGTATGCCATTTTAGCATACTCCCTGTAATTATAATATATAAAATTATTTATGATTCTTATTATTGTTATGATTATTGTAGTTCTTGCTATTATTGTTATTCTGTGAAGTAACAGTAGCCTTGATATCAGCTTTGACCTCTGTTTTAACTTCTTCTTTCTTTTCTTCCTTAGCTGGAGCAGTTTCTTCTTTAAGAGCAACTTTTACATTATTCTGTTTATTGTTCTTCTTACTGCTCTTACCATAAAAAGAGACCGTATCAACAACTTTACCAGACTGATCTGTAATATTAACATTATTCTTTGAATAAGACTTAATATTGGTTGCAGCAACAGCACTCTCTGGAACAGTCGAGATACCATTTTCTGTGTTGTAATTATTAAAGTCTAGAGGAACTGTTTTACCACCAAGAAGAACCTCTTCTACTAGAGCCTTGTTTTCTATGCAGACTTTAATAGCTTCTGAATCTAGAATAACACCAACACAATTACCGGCAAATGGAATACCATTAATGGAGAACGGGCGATAACATGAAATATTTACCTTCTTAAGCATTTACTATAAACCTCCTAAAAAATGAAAAAGATTATCTTACTGTTGACTATGTAAATTAATAGTCATAGTTTGGATCTTGCTGGTCTACCATATCTATCATATTAAAATCTGGATTCGAGTACATAAGATCATCTTCTGCTTCATTACCTTCATCTATATCCATATCAGCAACTAGCATAGCAGGATCATTAATTATTTCGTCTCTAAATCTTCCATCATCCATTGAATCTATTATATCTTGATCCATGTTTATCACCTCTTAAAATAGCTGATCATCATCCACTACAGAATCTGTTTCTTCATCATAACCAATCATAGTATCTATAGCTTGTTTAAAAGAATATTTATCTTGTAAATCTACTCTGTCTTCTTCTAACATATTTTGAAGAAGAACTTCATCAACAGCTTTTGACATTATAAGTCCTCCTTTTGACTTAATTACTTAAATGTGGGATAGTAAATTTTCTTTGAAATACATACTATAGAAATGATGGTATTATATATAGTGGCATTTTAGGAGGTAATCTTTTATGTTTTTAAGTGGAGTTAAAAGAAAAAAATATATATTCGAAAAGGAAAAACTTATTAGAAGTATAACCGATATGAAGAATATACTAAATATTTACAAAAATATTAAAAATGAAGATGAATTAGATAAATACATAATATCTCTAAATTTAAACGAATGCAGGATAAGAGATATTTTAGGATCTTATTATCCAATTTCAGAAATAATAAATATAAATCCTCCAGAATATTTAAAAAACACATTCGAAGAAAATAAAAAAATTGTTGATATATTGGAAAAAGAAAAAGATGCATTTTATAATGAATTTTATGAGTTTTTATGTATATCTTCCGACTTTTATAAAAAAGCATTTAAGAATAATTTCATAGATTATCCATACAATTTAATAAATGAAGAAGTAAAGAAAATAATAATCTATAGTTTTAGTAGAGGGATGTTCGACTATTAATCAAATAGGAAGGGTAATAAAATGATAAATATAAATTTTAGTGATTCATTTAAATCTTTGTGTGAAAATTATCAATTTGAGAATCCAAAAATGCTTATTAAATTTATAAATGATAATTTAGCACATGATGGATCTATTACAGGGGATTATAATATTCATAATATTCAATGGCCCGAAATGTTATTGAAATCATGCATTGGTAATTGTATAGATTTATCAGTATTTGTTTATTATGTATATTACTATTTAAAGAATCTTCCATTTAAGAAATATAAATATGATGCATGTATACTTTTAATGAATATATTGGCATTATCTATAGAAGATATGAGTAATAAAGAAAATGTTTATAGATTCTTTTCACATGCAGTTCCAATAATAAAAATCAATGATGATTTTTATGAAGTGAACTGTGATTCATATTTCTCTAAAAATGGTATGAAAATAAGAGATTCCAACTATATAGGGCCGTTCAAATCTTTTGAAGATGCTGCTAATAAAATATTTGGGTATTTTCAATCTACTATATTAAAATATAATGAAGGAAATTTTAAGAATTTTGAAAATAAACAATATGAAAAATATTGTTTACTTTATGAAAAAGATATGAATTATATAAGTAGCTTTTATGGGAAAGAGAATATAAGGTAAAAAGATTTATTAAATAATATACCAAAAGCTAGAGAAATGCAATATCTATTCGATTCTGTAGTAAAAACAGTTAGTACTAATGTAATATATATGCCAACAAACAATAATACCTATCGTATGATGAAATATTTAGGTTTTACAAAGTACAGTATAAATAAAAATCTAAAATCATCATATTATAAAACAAAATTATTTAAATCAAAATAATAGAACAACAAATATATAAGCGATCAATATTCAAACATGCTTCGCTTCTTCTTTTATTCCATGGATGCTGTAATAGCATCCATGGTCTTAATGTGTAAAATATAAATATCTGTACAAAGGAGTGTTGAATATGTATAGACTTGTTATGCATAACAAGCCAAAAGATCCAGTTTATGATGAACAAATCATAGATACAGTTTTATATGAAGGAGATGATGTAGAAAAACTAATGTATCTATATACGTGTTACAATTATTTCTATAAAGATAAAGAAAATTATACATTAGAAGCAACTAAACATGAAAATCTAAATATTCCAGATGTAGATATGCTTCTTATGTGTGTTCAAAAAGCATATATGGATAATGGAAGAATTATGAGATTTGAACAATATGATCTTATTCATGAAGATGGATATCTAAAAAATGATGAAGCAGTAAATAGAGCTTTAGATAGAGTTATTAAAAATAGCTTCCAAAATTATTGTGTATTAGATAAAGATGGTAACGTTGTAGATATTCCTGTGGATATTACAATTCCAAAAAATTATAAAGATATTCTTCCAGAAGAGAAAGTCTTTAAAGTATATAAGGTAGAAGATCCAAGAAATGTTAACAAAGAAGATTTGAATAATAATCCAGATATACTGGTTGCATGGAAACATGTATATGTAAAGCCATCTAATATAAATGTAGTAAAGCTTAATTGTTTTAATATGTTACAAACTATCATTGAATCATACGTTGAAAGAAAATAAATAGTATAATAGGAGTAGACTAATTGTCTACTCCTATTATTTTGTATTTGAAAGGAAAATGTATATGTCATGTTTAGATATCTATAAAGCAAATTTTAAATATAATTTTGATAAAAAAGAAATTATAAGTTCTCTAAAAATAATGCTATCTATAATCAAAACTTACAATTCTGGAAATTATAATTATGAATATATAATTTCACTAGATCTATCAGATATAATGTGTTATAATGTATTATCTTATCACTATTACAATGTATTTGAAAATCCTAATGATAAAGCTGTGAACGTAATAAAAAATAGGAATAATATTATCATTTATGAATTATTGACTAATCATAAAGATGATTTTTATAATATCTTTTCTAAATATTGTTTTAGCAAATCAAAGAATTTTTATATAGAAGCAATTAGAAACAAATTCTCTGAATATCCGTACAATTTGATAAAAGAAAGAAATAGGAAAATAGTGTTTAATCTTCTATTTGGTGATTTTTACGATTATTCAAAGGGGAAGTTATCATTATGGTAATTTATTCTAAGGAATTCTCTGAATTTTGTGATTCACTAAATTTAGACGATCCAGGAAAATTAATAGATTTTTTAAACAACAATATATATCATGATGGAACATTTTTTGATCCATCATTAGGTAGATTGAATAGTAAACATATAATGCAATGGCCAGAATTAACTATAAAGAAAAGATGCGGGGATTGCGTAGATTTAGCCTACTTAGTATATTCTATTTATCAATATTTCAAATCTAGACCATTATTGAATAGATATGATTCTGCAATAATGCTTTTAATATCAGTAGCTACAACAATTGATGATTTGAGTAATAGAAATAATGATAAGAGGATTTTTGCACATGCTATTCCTATGATAAGTCTAGATGATGATGTTTATATTGTAAACTGCGATTCATGCTACGATAATAAAGGGAACAAAATAAAAAATTCATCTTTATTTGGTTCATTTAAATCTTTTGATTTAGCATCAGGAAAATTATTTGAACTTTGGCAATTGGAAGTAACCAAAATAGAACATAGTCCAATTTTATTCAAAGGGCAAAGATATTTACAATATTGTGTATTGTATGAAAAAGACTTAGAACCAATAGATAAATATTATGGAAATACTATGATGTACCAAGGAGAAATACTAAATAAAATATATAAAGTACAAGTTATAACCAAAAATATAGAAGAGTCTTTAAATATGACTATCAAAACAGGCATGTCTGATAGAGTTACATATGTTAATATGCATCTAAACAATAAAAAGGTTGCAAAATTCTTTAATCAAACTATGCAATCTATAAAGAGAGATTATAAAAACTCTTATATTAAAACTAAAATGTTTAAATGTCAATAACAAATAATTAATAGGATAATTTGTAAAAATCAACCTATTTCTTTCTTTTAAAAGGGGTAGTGGAAATTCCACTACCCCTATTTATGTGTAAAAATCAATATTTTTAGTTACATACTATAGCGGTGCAAAGTCAACAATATATAAAGATAAGGAGTTGTTTATCATGTATTTTGGTATGTTCTCTGGCGATGCTCTTGTTGATTTCCTTCTGTTTTCGTACCTGATGGTGACGGTTGTTTATAACACTGTCACCCATCGTTGGAAGGAATACTTCAAGGAGGGATGGTATGGTATGAACTGTCCTGAATGCTTGAACGCTATGTGGAATCTGAAAATCACAAAGATCTTCCGCGTGGCTCTTGTCGTGATTCTTCAGGGAATCATTGATTTCGTTTCTCTCTCCGTCCAAATTATCAAAGGGCGGAGATGAGAAACAAAAACAACGAAATGGCGGGACTTCGGTCTCGTCATTTTTGCCTTAATAGCCTAATTCTGACATAATGATAAGATAAACATTTTTTTAAATAAGGAGATGATTGGAGGGTGTTGGACGAAATTATAAATCCTGATAAACAGTATGAAGAACTTCTAACAGACAATAGTAAATATAAGATAAGAGTGGATTTCTTAAAAGAAGAAGCAAAAGCATTTGTTAAATTAAAAACAATGATAGATAATTGCTCTAGTGAGAAATCATTCTTGGAAAATTTAGACGAAATGATCGGATTGTGTAATAAGATTAGAAGCGTGAGCTTAAACATACTGTATGATAAATACAAGATATATCAAATAAAGAAACGCAATTATATAAGAAAACTAAGAGAAAAAATTCAAAGATGATACACCTAGATCGAGTGATCTAGGTGTTAAAATTGTTTGTAAATATATTTTTTTCATTTACATACTATAGTAGTGATAGCAGTACAAGATACGTAAGACTATCGTATACTATATAGGAGGAATAGTTATGACAAGAACCGAAATGGATCTGTTCGGTCAGCTCCTCAGTCACAGTGCTGATGGATCAATGGCCGAAATGGGGGATATCCACAGTTTGTGCGACCATATCTCCGAATTCGGACTCCGCGACGAACTCCAGTACAAGATCGCCAAACTCGCATTGGTGAACTGGGTTGGTTCTACCCCTATGAGCGATATTAATCGTGACCGTCAGTTGATCAAGGCTGCAGTTGAGTATTACGAGCTCCGCCACGACATCAGCCAGCAGAAGAGAGAGCTTAGCGATATAGACATCTTCTACTACTAATTTCAGTAGAAAGAAGGAAAATGAACTTGAGGAGTCATTTGTATAGTGACTCCTTATTTTTTATTAAATTTAGTTTCATTTACATACTATAATACTGAAAGTATATCATTAAGGAGGTAAAAATGTTATTCATATTTTGTTTACTATCTTTTAGTATTGGTATTAAATATGGAATGCTTAAAAGTTTAAAAGAAGAAGAGAACGCTAAACCATCTTTTATTCTAAGAATTCTATATTCATTAGTACCTGCTATGAAAGTTTATATTATTTACCAAATCTATTTATTCATTACTAAATTAAAAATTATATTTGGAATCTAAGGAGCATTTTACTATGAATCTTTCTGAATTGGACCATATAATCAAATACGTCATTTCCAATCCATCTCTTAATAGAGATGGATTTGTTCGTCTGCTAAATAAGATTAGTAAATACTATGATGATATGAAATTACTAAAATATTCTACTCCAATGGAGGTATATAATGATTTAATCCATTAAAAACACAAAGGAGTATGCAGGATGGAACCGAACCCATCCTGCATTTTTTGGAAATGAACTCAAGAAAAAGAAGACAGAAAATAGGATACTTTTAAAATATAGTGTATGTGGAAGGAGGACTATATTGCATAATATAACCCATGCCAAATTATATTATGCTACGGAAATAAGACGGAAAATTATTTCCTTAAAAATATCCTATTACTATATTGTTCCGGGATATTTATTTTCTAACAGCATAACACTTTTCCATATATTCTTTACTGTCATCATCTGTAGTGGATGATGACGTATTATCTGTCTGCAAAGACATAGCATAATCTTTTATTATATACATAAGAATTGGTATTTCATAAAATAGATCTTTAGAATATCTATAATTGAGATTTATAAGATTATCTATTTCCACATCATTTACAGAGAAATCTTCATTATTCATATAATTGATAATGATATTTCTATATATAGGATTCTTTATATCATCTTCATCATAAGGCAAATTATTTTGTATTCTATCAAATAGATCATTATCTAACCAATTTATAGGATGCTGGAGTGAATGATGAAGATTTATAGACAATTCAAAATAATCTTCCATTCTATCTACTAATAGACTATTTGGATCGTGAACAGGAACTGGATAGCAGCTATTAGTATGAAGTAATGGTTCTTTATTTTCCACATCTCTAAATATTGTATGATCATACTCTATTGCAAATGTAGATGGGATATGAACTGCTTGAGATACGTAGAGATATGATTCATCATCTGTTACATAGAGTCTATTACGTATAATAAACTCTGTTAAATATGGATCATATATAAACATATCTAAATATCCATATATGAATGCTTGTACATTTCTTCTATAAAATAGATTCATATAGTAAGACTTTAGAGTGCTATATATAGAATCTAATTTAGAAATTAACTGTGCATCAGACGATTCTAGTAATGCTATAAAGTTAGATCCAGCATTAGACGGTATATATTCGTATTCTTTAACAAGTTGACGATTATTTAGAGACTCTAAATAATCTTCTCTTGTATTGTCTAGTACAAAGTCTATTTTATAAAAATTAGCACCGGATTCTATTGTATCATTTGATACTTTGTTTACTCTAAACAATAATGACTTATCTTTAGCATAAGTAATTGTAAAATAATCATCTGGAAATGGTATTAAAGTATTTGGTAATATTAAAGCTTCTCCTTGAAGAGGAGAGGATTCTATACCATATTCTTCTAGATTAAGATCTACTATAAAACGCGGAATACCATATAATTGGAAGTTGTTTATCTTATTATATCTTAATGGAGACTTTTCTCCTAATTGATCGTAAGTTGTCTTAGATCCTTGATCTAAAGTTGACTTCTTCGTGTTTATATTCCAGTATGTAACGGTAGTAGGTTTCTTATCAGAAAACTTATAATAAGGATTATCTAATCTATTTTGAAGTCCAGTAACAAGACTATCTACAGTAGTCCTATAGGTTGTATTAGTGAAGTTGCCCAACGTATTTCTCTCCTTCCATATTTCTATTAACTAGATGTGGAAGAAAGCTATTAAGGAGGATATTCATGGTATACTATGTGTTAAAAGAAATCAAAAACAATAAGTTTAAAAATGTTGCGTTCTTTAAAGATAGAGAAGAAGCTGAGAAGTTAAGAGACAAATTAGAAAATATATCTATAAATGGTTCTGATTGGTGGTATGAAACTGATAAAAAGAATCATATTGACCATTCTGTATTAAGGGGACAAAATATAACTTATTATAAAATCGAATGTGAAGGATTTAATTTGTTAAATAGTGCTGATGATTATGTAATTGAAGAACAAAAAGATTCTAAAGAAAAGTACAAATATTTATTAATTAATATTTATGCTTTAAGATCAGAGAAAGATAAAAATGAATTTGAATTAGATATGTATTCTGAAAGATGTGAAGAGATTGAGCATAATTATATGATTAAGAGAGTTACAGAGCAGGATATTTCTCTGTTTGGTATAGATATAACTAGAAGATGCCTGATGTATTCGGATGCTATTGATGTTAGAGATATCAAAACATTTAATGAATTAGATAAGAAAGTATCAAATATAGTAGATGAAGGGCAAGCGCACCTTACTTTAGCTATATCAAGACGTTATCACTCTAAAAATATTATCAATCTTATTGATACCCAAAAGATGTTGTATACTAAATATGATTATATAGATGATTGATTAAATTTAAAAAATACTAAAAATGTATGAATAAAAATATATCTATTGTCTAAATGGAAACAAAACTATCTAGGAGAAAATAACCTTGAAAGTATTTGTGTTAAAAAAGACTGTAAATAATAAAGAAGAAATTATAGCACTTTTTAGAAATAAAGAGGAAGCGCAAAAATTAAAAAATAGATTAGAATTTATTTCTATCAATGATCCTAATTGGTGGTATGAAACAGATGCTCTTTATAGTAAATGTGGAGGGAAAACTGATAAATTAAATTTTATGTATAGTAGAAATATTCCATATTATAAAATTGAGGATAAAGAATATACATTATTTGACGATGCTGATGATTATACTACTGGAGATATTAAAATTTGCCCTTCTAAAAAATTTCTAATTATTTACGTAATTGCTGTTAAAGATAAAGTAGAAAAAATTTCTCATACCATTTTCAAAGGGTATAATATAAAAGAAATAAAATTGATAAGAGATTATGATGATTTAGATTAAGAGGAAAATATATAATGGAATATTCATTAAGAAAAAGATAACAAAAGATAGAAAGACCGGTAAAATATTATTTAGAGAAGATCTGCCAAATAAATATGCAGATATAAGAATGGGAAGAACGTAAAGAAAAGATATGGAATTCCATGGAAGCTAAAGTGAAAGAATACGAAGAGTATGTAAAGAGGAGGTCTAATAATGAAGATATATAATCTTGTAAGATATGTATTGGAAGAAAAAATTAAACATAATGAAGATGAAAGCAATGAGTTTTCATCTATTGCAGACTATTTTAATTCTCACACTATAATTAAAGAAAGAACAATTATTAAGTCGTTTAAAGATTTATCTTTAGCGCAAAGATATTTAGACTATATAAATTTTAGAGATTTATATATGAATTTTGATGATTCATATAGTTATCAGATAGAAGAAATAGATCTAGATAAGGAAGATGAAGAAAACAAAATGGAATATTGTTGTTTTCTAGATAATAGTAAAGTGATTAAAGAAGTTCTTGTAGAATGCGTTATCAGAGTAGATGATATGGATTATAACCAGGTAAATGTGTTAAAATATTTTGTTTGTCCTCCCAAGTACTATAATGGTACTAATATGAAAATAGATAAACCATATACAGAAAATTGTATGGATGGTTATACAGACTATTGTTACAATTTCATTATTAAATATAATTTTAAAGAAGATATTAAAGACTTTGTAAAGAGACTTGAAGATAAATGTAAAGAAATTATTGATAAACACTTTAAAGATCTAGATGTAAAACGTATTGAATTTGCTAGATATGAGGATGAATTGTAAAAATCTTTCCATTTATATACTATATATTTGATACCATATGTAATATGGTAAAGACTATTCATATTATATACTAAGGAGAAATTAAAATAAAAGAATATCAGGCACGTAAATGCAAAGAAAATAATTCAAAAAATTATATTGTAGAATGTGTATTTGATATTGACCAGATGATTTTCTACAATAAACCTAATGTATTAGGTTTTATGGTTAAGGAAATTAAAGATGAAGAATTAGAGAATTATACTATTAGCAAAATATACCAACAGGGTAATTACGTGAAATATAACTTCAATGGTACTTATCCATTAGATATTCGATTAAAAGATGTATTATTGTTTATTGAAAAAGACGTAAAACAAATTGCTAAGGATAAATTTAAAAATAATAAATAGAAAGGTTTGGGATATATGATATTTAGAATTAAAAGTGCAAAGAAACCATATTGTCGTAATGATGATGAATTATATAATAGTTTAATTTCAGAATATCCTATTTTAAAGAAATATAACTTTAGAAAAACTGAAAATGAAACATTTGGAGATTATTTACTTATAAATATAGAAGATTTAGAAAGCTTTTTAAAATTCCAAGAGGAATTAAAAGAAGATATTATTTATAAAGGAAAATTTGAGGATGAAGATTATCCTACTTTGGTTATTTATGACGATTATGTAGAATAAAATATATTATATGGGTATGGATATAAATCCATACCCATATAATATTTCTAGAGAAAAGGAGAAGAAAATGATTCATAAGATATTCAGTAATAAAATTAAAGGTGTAAAAAATGGAGAATACAATATAGTGCATTTGTTCTTGCATGATCATATGATGAGGATTATCTTTCCTCCATGTTTTAAAAAGCAAGTAATAAATATTGTTGGTAATTATGGATTTTATGTAGGGTTTAGATGTAAAAGACCAATTGGAAAGAAGCTTAGCGAATATATTGAAGATCAAATCTATGATGGGCTAGAAGAAATTGATAATGATGGTATCAATATCTATATCTACATTGTAGAAGATAAAGATGAAATAAATAAAACTAGAAATGAAATGAGAAAAGCAGATTTTGAGAGAAAGAATAAAGACTTATTAAAAGAATGCAATTACAAGTATAAGCAATGTAAATTAAAAGGCCCTATCAAAGGAGATTATAAAGGGCTTTTATTCAGCAAAGATAAATAAAGGAGGAAATTATGTATACAGTTATAAAGAAACAAGAATACGAAAAAGATGAAATTTTAAAAACTTTTGATACAAAAGAAGAAGCAGAAGAATATAAAGATTATTATGAAAGACTGCATTTTGATTATATACTAGATAGAGATAGTTGCTATGATAGAACAGAAGTATTCGTTGTACAAGAAAAGAAACCTACAGATAAAAATATTTATAAACCTAAATTTGTAAATAGTATTATGAACGTTTCGATTAAATTAAGTGAAAGAATTAATAGCGAACCATTTCTTATTATCGAAATTAATATTGATAAAACACGAGATAGTGAAAATATGGTTGATACCGAAAAAGTATTTGAAAATGACGGTAAATTTGCTTGTTGTTCGTTTATTAGGTATAGTAAAAATATGAATTTTATAGATTATTGCAGATTAGCGCGGGAAGAATTCTTTAAGAACGTAACAAAGATTTTCTGTGAAATGAATGATAATTTAGAAGATTTTGGACTTGTTAAATTGGCATGTATTAATAGTGGAACAATTATGTGTATAGAAAGAGAAACAAATTTATTCTATGAAAAATATTTAGATAATGTAAAAGATATTGATAACAGGATCAAATTAAAATTATTAGATTGCTATAATGAAGCTAATACAAGATTTGGTAGTGAAAGTTATGAATTATGACAGAAGTATATGATTTTAAAGATCTTGATTTAGATAAGAAAATAGAAGTATTTATAGATTGTATAAATGATATTAAGAATAATATATAATGGTATCTTAAATGATACCATTATATATTTTTGTAAAAAATTTTTATTTTTCATTTACATACTATAGTGGTGAGCATTAGTTATGAGTATTTAACGAAGGAGGTAATAACGATGCTTGATGTTAAAATGAAGTACGGGAGAAACTATGATGGCGATGGAAGCACATATTTATCCAGAACGTCTGGAAACGTCAAAGAGACCTTGGTCTGGTTTAATGAATATTCTGATATTGATCAGGAAATCGAAACCCCTCAATGCATGGTAGCAACCATTCCAGTGAACAGAGTGAAGGCTACCTATTATGGTACCAAAAAAGAACTAAAAATCATATGCATCAACTTCCATCGGGAAGAGAAAGTGATCAATTTCACTCACGGTGGTTATGACTATTACCCAGTGCCGGACAATCTTATCAGGATTTTCTCTGATGGGAAGCTGGTGCACCAGTACTCATTGGGTGGTGATTTCCATCTCACGAAAGAAAAATTTGCAAAGGAGGTGAAAGGAGAACTTAGTTACTTAGTCACAGAGAAATGATCAACTCAATATCAATTATCCCCGTGGAATTTTCCACGGGGATCTTTTTGTAAAATCTTTGTTTTTTATTTACATACTATAGAAGTGGAGAAGGTCGATTTCTATTCACAGGAGGATAAAGAAATGAAAGAATTTGCTGACTTCAAAAAAGAGGCCTATCTCTGCCTCTCCGAAATCTTCGGACTCTTCGAGTTCCTGAGCATGTACAAAAAGATGTACAACATGGACGAGAAGAGCAAACTTCCGGAAGCTTTCGATATCATCATCTGGTTCATCTACAGCAAAAAGGAGGAGCTGAAGGGGATGAGAAAAGAAAATATGAATTTCACAGACGAATACCACGATCGTTTCTATGCAAAATGCATGAAAGATTCTGAAATCAAACATCTGAAAAGCATAAAACGTTTCATGGCTGAGTCGGTCAAAATGGAAATCAATTCGTGGGATCTGCAGAAATTGCAGTATACCTATGATCGGCTTCTGGACCGTATGCCAAACACTGAGTTCGCAGCAGTTGTAAAGAGGATCGTCATCGACAAACTCTTGGAGAAAGGAGGAAATCTCTAATCCAAGAAGTTTGTCATCACTACAGAATCCGGTACTATATAGTACCGGATTTTTATATAAATTTTATTTTATTTACATACTATAATAGTGAGAAGTGTTAACTATATTATTTTATACTATAGGAGGTATAAATAATGCTGTACGCAAGAAAAGTAGTTGGTCTCTTCAGTATCGAAGATCGTCCTGAATATGTGATATTTAAGGACAAAGAAGATTGTTTTGTAAAAGGACCAGGATGCGCAAAGAATGCAAAATTCTATACTATGATTGAAACTCACAGAGTAGATAACAAACCAGATTACAGATATGCTGATATTGTGATTCTCCCAAGCAAAATGGGTTTTCCTGACTATCATCATCCGTTGTATAGGGAAGTGATCAAAGACTCGGAATGCAATGATGGTGTTCTCATTGATAAGACTTCTAATTATCTCAAAGAAGATATTGAAGTAGTAGACACAAGAAGCTAAAAAGAAAATAATTAAATATAAATTCCCCATACTCAATATGAGTATGGGGAATATTTTTTATACTAATTTATATACATATTCTCTTATATGATTTTTATCTACACCAAAATCTTTTTCTCCGGTAAATGTATTTACATGTACCCATATACTTATCTCTAAATTTTTAAAAGTTCTTTGTATATTTGGTAGTACATATTTCTTTATATCGTTATCTATGTATATATGAAATTCAGCATTTACTATTCCTAATTCACATATGCAATATTCGATAACCTTCTCATATGTATTACCACCAATACTAATATATACATTATTTTTTCTATTAGCATTTCTAAGATTATAGAATACAGATAATATATCAAAAGTTCCTTCTGCTAAATGTATCTGTATCATATCATATAGATTACATAAACTAGGAATGATATAATACCCAAAGAATGGATTATTGTTAAATAGTTTATACTTCACATATCTATCACTAATAGACTCTGGAAGTTTAATATCTCCATTAGTTATATTTCTAAATATAATAGAAGAGTTATTGTTTGTTAAGAAACCAACAAAGTATTTATCCAAACAATTTATAATATATTCGTTTCTAGTAATCTGGTTTATATAGTTATACTTTATAAGATTAGTAAGGCTAAATACTATCTTATCCTTTAATAGTTCATCAAAGGATAGATCCAATCCTAAACGCTTACAGATATACTGTCTTTTTAGTTCATCTTCTTTTCTAATGTAAGGAGATACTTTAAAGTTATACTTACCATTATTCCTAATAGTATATCTAACCCTATTATATTCTCTTTTACTATTAGACTTTAGTTTATCCATTAAATCATCGTTAACTAAGACAGGATTATCCACTAAAGAGGACAAAGCCTCTTTAGTGAGTAAACCTTTATGGGTAGAATCTTTAAAACAATTGTACTGTGGAGCTCCTTTATATCCCAAAGATATATACATGTGATGACCATGATCCTCGTGTCCTTCTCTCTTACATAAAGGACAATTAATCATAACCTCAGTCTTAGCCCCATTATCTTTAGCATCTGGAAATAAATAGTGTAAATGATTTCTTAGTTCATCTTGAATACTCATATTAGCATCACAAACCTACAAACCTCTTCTGATACAATATCTGGAATGATATTGATCTGGATACCGTTATTCTCTGGATTATAGTAGTCTATAGTCTGGAACTCTGAAGATAGTATTTGAGCAATAAGGGACAGAAGTACATCTTTCTCAATCTTTTCATTATTATACTTCTTATGAATAAGAGGATAATACTTAGAAGATTCTATTTTTTGCAGTTCTTTCTTATTAATATTCTTTCTAGTTACAACACGATTTACACGTCCACCAATAATATATGGTAATTGATACATACCATAAGACTGTAATAATCTTCTAGCAGCAATGATAAGAATAATATATTGACGAATATTGATAATACGAGCAGACTGTGGATCATCAAATTCTTTAGCAAAGAGATAAGTAACCAAAGTCTTTTGAAGAGAATTTACTGTAAATTGACCATTCTTACAAAGCTGAGTATAATAGAACTTAATCTCATTTTCATCAAATGGTCCATAAGAAAGTTCTATACGTTGCATTGTAGTATTGCAATTTACATTAGTCTGAATCATGATTGCTTCGTTAATCTTAGCAGCATGAGCTTCAAACTTATCACATTCACTATTGTTATCTTCATCTCTATTTGAAGAGGAAAGAACTACAAATCCAAATTCGTATGGCACTTCTGTTACTTTATACTTAAGGTCTCTATTAATAGCATTATAATTGAAGTGAATGATATTCTTATTATAGCTATACTTTGGGATAATCTGCATGATAATGTTTTCTTCTGTTTCTATAGAATGTGTTGTAGCATTCTTAGAACGGATAGGTTGCATTTCCCAAAGAGTAGAGTTATTTGAGATATTCTTAGTAACGTTAGATGAAGTTGTCTCATAAATCTTAGAGCCAATATCTACGTTATAAATCTCATTAGAAATTTGGAATAGAAGATCAAATGCTTTTAAGAGAATACCTCTAATATCTTTCTGATCAATATTACGTTTAGTAATAAAGTGAGTAATAAGAGGAATCATCATATTCTGCATAACAGAAATCTTAAGCATAATCTTAGCATGGAAATTAGAATACTCAAGTACAGGAGACTTATTATTCTTATAATCCAATACAAGATTATACTGTTCATTATTCATCTTATCTAGGCAATAGTTAAGATATTGAGAGGTATAAGTACAATTAGGATTGATAAAGTCTTTCCATAAATCATGAAGAAACATATCAAGATTGTAACGTGGTTCGCAATCAATCATATATTTCTCTTTAGCATATAAACCTAGGAGTTGCAATTCTTTATCATAATAGGTTTCAAAGTAATTCATGTAGTTTGTGCAATGATCTCTAAAACCTACATTAACTTTACCGTCTTTAATCTTTGTATCACTATTATAGCATCTTTTCGCGGTAACATAGAAAAAGTCGATCATATTTATAGCTTCAGTATTATCGTCACTAATACCAAAGAACTTATGAATCGGCGCAATGATAGCCCCACGAATGTGAGTAAAAATTCTTTCTTCTGGTTTAGTAGGAACCCATTCATCAATAGGAATTTGATGTTCTATATTAGGATTTCCTTCATCTGTCTTCAAGTAACTTCTCTTATCATGTGTTGAAATCTTATTAGCGTTGGAATAAATATTCTTATTAATCTGAATAGCAGCAGGAATAAGCTTTCCTTCCGGATATAGAGATTTGTCCAACGTATAATGAGGAGCATAGAATCGTTGGTCATTATAAGTTAATTTACCATCGTTAATAGATTTCTCGTCATATGGCATGTTTCATTTTCCTCCCTTTACTATTATACCCTTCCTGTATACATTACTATAGTAAGTAAACGAAAATAATTTTAATAATGTTTATTAACGTATTTAACAGTTTTAGAACTTCGTTTTTTGTTATCTCTTTCTACCATTTTAGTATGTTTAATACTCTTAGTTCTAGAGGTATATCTATTTACTTTATCTGAAATTTCTCCTTCATTCTCAGGATTTGCTATATGAACATTTCCATACTTAATATCCTTACTAAGTTTAGATAGAGATTGTGCTTGTATAACCTTATTCTCTGAATTCATTACCCATCTATTAATAAATCCCTCAAATCTAGATATATCGGCTGCATTAATCCACATGAGCTTATTATCTAGACCTCTGCTTTTTATAAACAGATAAGCAAAATAAATAGACTTTACATAACCAACCATCTTATTTGGGTTGGTTGTTTTTGGTTTTTCTTTTAATGATTTAGGAGATAATTTAGATTTGAGTTCTGGGATTATAAGTCCTCTTTTATTAAATACGTAAGCGTAAGTAAATGTAAAGTTTGGATCGTTAGAGAAGAATCTAACATAATAACCGTTTAAATTACCAATTCTCTTTTTAACGTCTTCTGTAGTTATAAAGTCTAATACTACATCATAAAACAACTTAGGTGTATTCTCTGAAGGAATCTTAAGATAGATTATATATCTTTCTTGGTCCTTCTTAAATAATACATAATTTATATTATTGGCTACTTTGAGCATAAGTTTGTTATACTTATCAGTATAAACATTTCTTGCTACTTCTTCTTCACCAGTAATTCTTGTTCTTGCTCCACTAGGATTTTTAATATATTGATCGAGTGTAATCTTATCCATAAAATTTCCTCAACTTTAATTGTGGGTAGGAATTTTAAATCCTACCCACAATCTATATTTTCTAGTAGTTTATAAAATTCTTATTTAATAATTATGTTCTTCAGTCTTTATTAATTAATTCTGATACAGGAACTGATTCTGGTTTCTGTTCAACAACTTCTGGTTCTGTAACATTCTCAACCTGCTTTGTGTTATTAATAGAAATCTTATCATCTCCCATAGTATAAATATTGAACTGTGGAGATGGGAGAAGGAACTGATTAGTATCATAGAGAATACTCATAATTCTTGAGATAGAATCAAGAATAGCAGGTTCTGTCTTAATAGAAGTCAGAACCTTATCATCAAAGTCTTCTGAGATGATATTAAATGGCTTTCTAAGGCTTTCATCTTCATTAGCAAGGCTAAGAGCAACAATCTTAAGAGCATCTTTTTCATTATCATCAGTATATGGAAGATAAATAAGCTCTACAAGTCTTACGTAAGAACGAAGAAGAGCATCGGATACTTCAGCTTTAATCTTAGCAATAAGAAGTTCATCTTCAGATGCATTCTTATTGTCTTCAACTTTCTTAAGTTCTTCTTCATATTTAGAACTCATAGAATTAAAGACTCTAAGACCTTCATAATTGGCACCATAACCAACACCATCTTGAGCTGCTGAACGGCAATTAAGAACAGCATCTTCTACAGAATCTGATAGAGCCATTCTATCTGTTGTACCAATACCACCAACAAATAGATCTACCATGTTACCACAGAGACGATTGATTCTTCTCTTTAGTTTACCAATAAGAACGACTTCCTGATTGGTTTCTTCGTACTTAGCAAGTTCTGCTTTAAGCGAATCAATATACTGGTTAAAGAAAGTAGAAAGTTCTCCCTTTTCATCATACTTCTTAGAAGGATTAATAATTTTCATAGAGGTAGAGTCGATAACAGCCTTTTCTGTAGTTCCAGCAAATGTTTTAATATTCATTGCTGTTGGGAAGAGACCTTCTTTTTCATCGCGTTTCTTCTCTTCTGGATCAATATACTTCTTAATAGTCTTACCACCAGTAAGTTCTTTGATATCAATGATATCATTTTCGTCTTTAAATCCAGAAACAATGCAGAACTTAGCACGCTGTTCAACTGGTGTATTGGTAAAGTTAGTAACAAGAGAATCAATATAACTATTTGCATCTCTTGTAATAAATGGGCAAATAATAAGAATATCATTAGGCCATGGGGTTTTAATCTTATTAGGATTCTGTGTCTTCTGATATTCTGCATTGATCTTTCTATATGGAGCATCCACTTCAACAATATAGATCATCTTGAGAATATCAATCATTTCTGGAGTATCAATTGGAGAATGGAATAGATAAACATGAGGATTATTGAGAACACAAGAATTTGTAGTTGGATCATTGATAAAGCATGGATCAATATAACCGCAATTATAATCCATACCACCATAAACCTTAATCACAGTATCTGGTGTGTTAGATGCTGATACATCAATAAATGTATCAAACCCATTCTTATCATAAATATCCCTAATTGTCTTAGCCATCTCTTCATTACCATTAAGAGACGTAAAAGCAATGTTATAGATATCATCTAGAGTGCATTTATGGCCTTTAGACTCTATCTCTTTACTTGCTTCCTTAATAAGTTCCTTAAAGACCTTGATAATCTTTCTCTTTGGGAATCCTTTATTCTGAAGATCTAGAAGAGAATTAAAGATATTGTAAGCAAGAATTGTAGCTGATGTGGTTCCGTCACCTACAGTCTTAATTACCTGAGTACAGATAGTAATAATCTCTTCTCTAATCATAGCTTCAATAGGCTTATCTACTTGAATATTTTTAAGAACGGTAAAACCATCCTTAGAGTAATTACAAACTACTGAAGTTTGTGATTTAGACGAAGTAGATCTACTATAAGCAGAATATCCACCCATAGGGCCATATGTATGACCAACTGTATCTGCCATTAATTTAAGAGCTCTAAGCTGAGCTTCTCTAAGCTGTTTTTCTGGTACGACGTTATCAACAAGTTTTTGCATATTGTTTCCTCCTATTTATCCTTCAGGTAATCTGAAATCAGCATATGGAGATATAAACTTAAACTCTACTGAATCAGCATATTTAACAACCGTAGGATTTATAGCTTTGTTTTCCATATCAAAATCTAAATAATTCAAAGCATAATCGAATACGTATATAGTCTTACATATTACATTCTTCATATTATTCAATTCATTTAGATCATGTATATATAAGCATCCATAATCAGATACATCTTCTTCATTTATCTTAGTAATCCAATTAGTATTCTTAGCTACTATCTCAATATGTTTCTTCTCATACTCATTTCTACAATTTATATATATTCTATACCCAGATTTCTTATAACCAGAATAGATCATTTTGAGAATATCGGTACGAGGAGAAAATTTAATTACATTAACCCATCTTTTATCTAATAATTCTTTATATAGATTATCAGCGGATGATTGGTAATCTTTATTTAGTAATATACAAATAGGATTTACTTCTTTTCTAGTAATAGAAGCATATTTGAAGAAAAATATATTATCTTGAAATAAATATGGCTTAAAGAATTTAGACCTAGGATATCTATCCATAAGATAATATAGAACCCCTAAATCAGTATCAAATAGCATATTAAAGTCTACTAATATATTCCTTCTTTTTGCTTGCTCAACATAATGATCTTCCATGTATCTCTATCTCCTAAAAATAAATCACTCCATAAGACTTTCATCTTATGGAGTGATATTCTTATAAGATAATTTAAATTATTGAATTAGGTTCTTAAATTGTGATGCATCATAAGTCTGAGTTGTTGTCTGACCATTCATCTGAAAACCATTAGTTGCCTGACCTTGCTGGCCACCAGTAAAGAAACCAGACTTACGCTGATAATTAGTTGAAAGATCTACACCAACTTTAGCTGCAATTTTATCGAGATATGGATAAAGTTCATGAGCAACAGTAAATGCAATAGTCTTCGTCATGGCTACATAATACTGCTCAAGTTGTTCGATAATCATATCAATATCAAGGTTCTTAAACATCTCAAAATCCTGTTTATAGTCTTTTGGAGATGAAGCACTGAATCCCACCACTGAGCTATAGAAGTCATTGCGGCATTCATAAGAATAAGAGAGCTCAATGTTACCAGCATCGCCGAGTTTACGAATAGTAATAACTGGATCATTGGTATCTTTGCCAAAAGTCTTTGCGCTATCTACAGAAATAATGCATTGAGGAGTATTAACACCATAGTTTGAATACTTCTCCGGGTCTTCTTTAAACTTCTTAAGAATTGTAGCAAACATGTGTGCTTTAGACGGAGTTAAAAAGATTGTAGCTGAATTGCGATAATCATATTTAGCAGGTTCATCATTACCAGCACCACTTTCGATAACAGGAATGATAGAAACCTTAAGAGTAGTTTTCCACATACTAAATGTAAGACCAGTTTTATCAATTGTAGACACTGGGTTATACATTGCATAACCACTATAAACTGTTGGCGAATAACCTTGATCCTGATAACTCATACATAGTCCTCCTTAAAAATAAATGAACTATAAAGATGTTGAAGACGTTGTAAAGTACTAGAGGACAAAGCCTCTAGTACTCTTTATCTTCATAATAATAGTATGTAAACAAAAAATCTTTTACTGCATATCAGCAGCTTTGTATGTATTAATCATCTTTCTCTGTGGAACGTAATAACCTTTACTTGTAATCTGTTTACGTCTTTTTGCAAGCTCTTGGTACATAGCATTCCACTGTTTAAATGCATCTTTATCTGTCTCATGATTTTCTGCATAATCTTTCATGAGCATCATATTATTATTTATAGAATGAAGAAGATCTGGAATTGCATCCGGCTCATTGTGATCTAGATTCTCTTGCTTAAGAACAATACCAACTAAATCATTCTTTGAAATATCCAGACAATCAAATACGTTTGTATCTACTGGGTATTTGGATTTACGAATAGATTCTAATAGAGGGTCTACAGACTCTAGTAGAGTATCATCATCTATACGAGATAATCTACGGGCCATATTATTCATTTCTTTTCTCTCTATTTGTGATGCAGTGAGTAGCTGGCAACGTTGTAGAGTTTTTAGAGCTCTAATACGATTACCAAGAACGTCTTTATAAATTCTCATTACCCAAGAGAGACAAATAAATTTATTATCTACTTCTCTATTGTAGTTATCCCACATCTTATCTATCTTATTGAAACCAGACTGTACACAATCTGCATAATTGGTCCATGTAATAAAGTCTGCCATTATATCGTTCTCTCTATCATAAGAGCCTTTTTCAAATATAGTAGTAGACTTTCTAACAGCATCTCTAAAACCATAAGATAAAATTTCTTTATAATGGATAGAATCAGATAGCTTTAAAGTCTCATGATTATCTTTAAGATACTGGTCTATATTCTTATTTACTTCTTCACATGGAGAAGAGTCATTAACCATAGAACCAATATCATGAATAAGAAGAGCAGTTATCTCTTTCTTAGTAAGGTTTACAGTAAAGCTAAAGAGTTTAGAATCTAGTTCTACATAGTATTCTTTTACTCTATAACGTTTGTCTGTAGTAATAACTTTTATAACCTCATCTGCTGGAATAACTGGCATTGTATATATACCGAAGAATAGTTTATCTATATTATTTGTATATATAACACCTTTGCACTTAGAATCATTAAAGAATTTATTTAAAGAATCTCTTAATTCATTAAGAAACTTTTGAGAAGGATCACTCATTATATTAGTGACACTTATTTCCACGTCTTCATAAGCATCTTTTATTTTACTTTCTGAAAGCATATGTATATAAACCTCCTTAGCACAGACATATTAACAAGATGTCTCTGAATGCTTATTTTAGGAGGTTTGTAATGAATAATAGAGCTTTGAATGATTATACAGCAAATAAAAGTAATGAAGTAAAGAAAGATTGGAAAGAACCTAAAAAAGTAGATAAGATAATTGATAGTGATTCTCCAATGGAGAATAGTAATACATCATATGTGTATGCAGGAAAAAATAAATAAAAAATAATCCCAGAGCTTGATTGCTCTGGGATTATTATATTAATTGAACCTAAGTGTATTACTTAGATTCACTGGAGGATGCATTTTCATCCTTCTGTGGAAGGTTTGGCTTCACACCATAGAGACTCTCAAGACGGTTCCTTGCTTCGCTAGCGAGATGATTGATCTCACTCTTATCGTGAAGTTTCAGAATCTCTTCTTTATAGCTATCAACAATGCTCTTTGATGCAATGTTGAAAGCACTGAGAATCTCCGGTGACGGAGCAGTACTTTTGAGGATAATATGACTCTGGCAAATTGTGATACGAGCGATAGCACCATAACGGATACGGTCAAGATTTGCTTCGACACGCATCTCCTCAAGAGTATTTCTCATTTCATCTGTAATGAAAGAGCAATCTTCAAGTCCTTCATAGCGCTTGAGATCGTTCTCAATCGGATTGAATTTCTTTTTCTTTCCGTTGCTTTCAATTTCATTCTTTTTACGGAATTCTTTCTGGTTTTCATCCAGCTTCGAATCACTGCTGTCTACTACAGCCTTAAGCTTTTTGAGGTCTTCCTGCGAGACTTCTGCTTTTTCATTTTTGATTTCTTCTGACATTTTGTTTTCCTCCAGTTTCAAATTGTCTATTAGCAACTCCTATATTACTAATAGAACTAGTCTCTGATATTTGTATAGAATAGATATATTTATCCCATACTTATATCTTACTCAGTAATCTCATTTCATTTTCACTATCCTCCTTAGAATGAAATGAGATATAGTATAATTGAATAGATATACTATTCACTAATATAGTATGTAAATGAAAAAAATATTAAAAATCCGCAGACTATACAAATCTGCGGATTTCATCAGAGAACATTGTACTTCACGATAGTGAAGACAATGCCCTCTTTGGTAACCACACGGTTGTTTTTGATTTCCTCGTTTCCAACGCGGTCCTTGATGCATTCCACTGCATTTTCAAGAAACTTAAACTTGTTGCCGAGGAAATCATGGCCATTCATTTTTACAACAAACATACACATATGAATCATCTCCTTCGTTATACATGTGCTGTTTATCACTTCTATATTACGTCAATAAAAAAATACTATTTTTACAAAAATATAGGGCTAGACCATATTGGTCTAGCCCTAATAAGTCATAATACAGGTTCTTCAACAATATAATACTTGATATTCTGTACATCTTTCTCTTCATAGATAGATTCTAATTTTTCTTTATAGATTGAAGCATCCATTTTTTCTTTGAAGATATAGATAAGATTATTATCTATTTCTCCGTTTAGTTTCTGATATGCCATAAAGAGTGCATATACTACTTCTTGTTGTTCCATAAGATTTACCTCCTATACATATGATATTACCATACCATATCTATAGTATGTAAATCAAACAACATTTAAAAGGGTAGACCAATTTGGTCTACCCTTGAATAGTCTAGATAAAAATTTATATTAGTGTTTACCACCATTAACTGGAGGGAAAATTGTTGATGGATTAGCAGGAGCTGGGTTTGATGGATCATATGTTGCATAGTTTGGTCCATAGATGTACTTAACATCACGAACAGCATCTGCGAATTCACCTGGAGCAGCCGTCTCAGGATCAATAGCGCTATGTGGCGTGTTAGGAATTGCATCCTTATCGAACTCAACAAACTTCTTCGTATCTCTATCATACGTAACTTTGTTAGCCGTATAGTCATTCATAGCACGATCACCAATTGGATTATCATTGTCGATCTGCTCACGGAGACCCGTCGGGTTGACAATCTGGATACGACCCTGAACTGGCTGATAGCTGATGAAGAGGAATCTCTCAAAAGCCGTTACAGCTGGGAGCTGGTAGTTATCCGTATCACGGATTTCATTACCAACGTAGAGCTGATAATCGTAAATCTTGTAGATTACACGATTGCTGTTTCTTGGGCAAAGAATAATGATAAGGTTGTTATCATTACGAAGCTTGTTTGAAGAAATGAACTGATAAATACGATTATCACTCGTCTTAACAGTCTTCTTATAATCAAGCATAACAGGACCAATGTTTGGAGGCGTTACATAAGAATACTCTTTTGGTGTAATCTTACGGATGAGTTCTGGACGACCAAAAATACTAACAGTTACATTCTCATCATTGAGAACCTGGAGGAGATACGTAACCTGAGTATCAAGGTAATCCATGAACGTCTCATAACGCCACGTAACGAAGGACCCCATGAAGCTGTCAGGAGGAGCAAAATCAAATGCACCAGAGACTTTGGAGGTCTGTGGGAGGTTGAGGAAGGACGTATCGAGATCTTCAAGAATCTTATCATCCTTGTAGTTGAGAAGCGCAAGCTTGATCATGCTCATGATCTTCGTGAGCTGATTGACGTTGTACATAGCCTGAACGTCTTTCGTCTCTTCTGGGGAGATCGTGACCGTGATGTGTGGTGCTTCTGGAATCTCGAAGTAATCCGTACGAGCGCTCCATTTAACTTTTGGCGTCTCATATGCTGCACTTGAAACATCAAGAGCTGCAGAAAGGATAACATGCGTAACATTAGCTGACGTGCTCATGAACGTAAACTTGTTGTTATGCATTGAACCAGCAAGCTGGAACTCTTCATTACGAACTGTACCCGTACCATCCGTTGGAAGAATCATATCAATTCTCTTCTGGAACGTACGATCATACTGACCAAATGAAGCAACAAAACGAATTGGCTCAATTGGAATAATCTTCTCAGCAAGAGCACCAGTATCAGACGTATAAACCTGAACCTTCTTCTGGCCAGGATTATCTGGATCATCAACTAGAACTTCGTCACCCTTTGTTGCCCAAACATCTTTGACAACGAGTTTCGTGACCTTTGATGCACGAGAAACATTTGCCGTAGCTCTATTAACAGCACCAAGTAGGCCAAGAACATCTGTCTTCTGGTCTTCTGGAACTGGGATAATAATATCCTTACGAGGAACAGCAGACTCAATCATATCCTTGATCTTGTTCTGCTCAAGGAACATATCAATCTGCGTACCATCTGGAGCATAAAGAGTTCTCGTTTCCATGGTGAGCGTGAACTGTGGACCAGCAGCTACATCCTTTGGAATTGCACCTTTATCAAATACAGTCGTCATAAGAAGATTCTTATGCATTGGGAAGGTAATACCAACCACTGGGTTATAAGCACCAAGTGGAGCAGCCTCACAAAGACCATTAACATCGTTCTCATAAAGACGATTAAGGTCAGCATAAGCTTCATTAACAGCTTCTGGATCATCCTTATACTTAGGATCATTTGGGTCAAATGCAGACTCGATGAAGAACTTCTTCATCTGATTTGAAAGTGTCGGATTCTGGAAGAATCTTGACGGATCAGAATAGAAATCAACACCCTCATTTAGACCTGCCTTAGCAATATCAGTAAACTGCTCAGCAAGGCCGTGGAGCGGATTTTTATTATAACTACGAAGTACTTCGCTATTCTGCTGTTTTTTATCTGTTCCAACAACAGCCATTGTATAATTCCTCCTTTAAAGGTCTTTGTCTATATTAATTAATATAACAAAGTCATTATTTAAATATTCAAAATATAGCAACGGTATATAACGAAAGCCGCAAAAAGCTATATTGATATTACAGTGATGTTTATAAAAGGACTTTCTAATGCACTAAATATAAAGGGTTATTGTATCTCATAATTCCTACTAAATGTAGGAAGATCAAGAAAACTCTTATTGTGTTTGACCTCTTTATTTATAATCTCAGTAATCTTATTCTGACGTTTAATACGAGATTCATAGACTTTGTCCATAAGATTCGTGAGATAATTAAATACTGTAATCATTCTCTGAAGCTCTATCTCATTCTCTAAATACGTTCTTGTATTGAATGTATCTGTCAGAGTGTCTCTAGATAAGTTCTTTAGAGCTAGAAGTTTTCTTACAATGAAATTTAATAATTCATCATCATAAGAAGTATGAGATATCTTATTTATCTTATCAATAGAATCAATGATAATAGAATTGAGAGATCTAAATTGTTTTCTCAATTCTTTCTTCTTAATCTCCATTTGCTCTGGTTTAAGATCTTTGAAAGTATCTTGTTCTAATTGATCTAGATCAACTGTTTGAGCTTCTGGAGATTCAGCAGACATTTCATCTCCTTCAGGAGCTTGCAAATCACTACCGTCATTATTAGGATCTTGAGGTTGTTCTTCCTGTTGTCCTTGCATTTGTGCATTAGGATCATTTGAATCTGCAGCTCCCATATCCATTCCTTGCTGATCAGGACCTTGAGCACCCATTTGTGTAGGATCTCCTTGTGGAGCTCCTTGTTGAGTTGGATCCGGTTGCATACCAGTATCCTGTTGTTGTGATGATGCTTGTGGTGCTGCGCCCTGCTGAGCATTAGGATCTTGTTGCTGAGTAAAATCAGGAACGTCTTGTTGATTTTGATCTATTTTATTCTGTACCGCAGGAGTTTGATTTGGTTGTTGTTTAGGAGGATTAGCTTCATGAAGTATGAATCTAGTAAATGCATCCATTATATTTTTATTCCTCCTTTCTCTCTGATTTATCTGCAACTTGTTTAAATTTATCTAAAACAGTTGGTACTTTCTCGCCAACTGGATTTACATAACTTTGATTTGAAATACTGGAGAAATCAGGAGAATCTATTCTTCTCTTTATTTCATCATTAAGTTCATCTGTTGTTTTGTCTCGTTGTTTATCATACTCTTTTTCTAATAATTCAATGTTATTATTTACACTATCAAGATATGCAAGAAGTTTAGACTTCCTCTCACTATCTTTAGTATCTTCTATCTTTCTTTCTATAGAGCGTTTATGCTCTTTCCATTCTCTAATAGAATCTTTTAAGTATTCTTTATTCAGATGAGAATGAAGAATGATAGAAGTTATAAAGCTTAAAATACCAGGGAATATACCTACAGAGAATGCACCAAGAGTTACTAATGCATAGAAAGCAATTGCTAATGCATTATGAGTACCTTGTGCTATATCCTGTAATCTATTTATAACAAATACTGCTCTTATAGCTTCTTTAACCATTGATACTGTCTTATATGGAGCTATCTTAATCTTAGTGATTAATTCTTTTGCTTTATCCAGTATAGCAACCTCATATATTGCTTGAAGTGATTTATTCATCACAGCAAAATCATCAAACGATTTAGACATTCCATACACAGAATCATCTTTGTATTTATTAAGAACTTCTTTGTCATAATCAGGTTCTTGATTATTCATCTTCTTATATACAGAATCAATATAATTTATATATTCTTCTGCAATAGGAGATATAAAGTTATCGTTCCTAATAGCACAAGATATATCTTCTATAAAGCTATCAGTATTTGTAGTACCATAATTTATAATAAAATAATCTATTACATTCTCTAGTATAGCTTTCTCTGGTAATTGAGAAGTGTAACGATTAATTGCATACAAACAAGACTCTGTACAAACACAGAACTTTTGTTTTAATCCCATATTATAAGTATCTATGAGTTCACAAAGAGAGTATACAAGATCTGTAATTCCTGTATTCTCTAGAATAGAATTGGCAACTATCTTGTCTATATTAAATCTCTTCATTATAGTATTATAGTTCCCAACTACTCTATCACAATCCACTTGCTCAGCTATCTTTTCTTTTATGGGCTCTGAAAAAGATTCTTCTAACTTGTTGAAGTAAGATTTATACATGTTGGGGTTTGGTAGTGAAGAGATAATATAATCATTTACTATTCTAAGTGCATTGTTCTTATCATCTATTGAACCATTCTCTTGAACAACAGACAATATATCTACAACTTTCTTTATATTTGAATCTAATCTATTTGAATAATTATCCCACTTATACAGACTCTCAGAGAGATTATTAAAATTATATAACTCTTTTATCTTATAAGTTTCATATAGAGGGTAATTAGTAAGTGTTCGTTGCTTTCTATATTCTAGATTATTTGTTCTTTCTTCGATAGCTTTAATTGGAATTAGAACCTTCTTCATTTAGTTGACCTCCCCATAAATACTTCACTTACCTTCATGTTTCAGTTTTTAATTCATTGGTATATTTTGACAAAAGATACTGGGGTAGAGGAATATCCTCTACTCCATATAATTTTGTATAAAATTATAAAATTTGAATTATATACTATAATTGTGCATAAGAGGAGAAATAAGTTTAGGAGGTGATCTAATGACTTATCTAAACTTTCGTAGCAAAACATTTAAAAAGCCACCGTTTGTTAAAAGATTAAGGATGAGAAAAGCAAGTCCAACCCTTCCAAAGTGACTACTTATTATAGCCATCCTTATATCTGAATAAAAGCAGTAAATACTCCTGTATCATATGCGGTAGTATAACCATTACTGTGATTTGTTACTTGTGATAGATACACTAAGCAGGTATCTATTTCTGAAAAGCTCAAATTGATAGAGTTACTGCTGATCTCCTCTTATGCATTATTTTTCTGTTATACTGATAATAAAATTAGAATACTGGATCTTTTAGTTTATTTTTATCATCAGGAAGAACAAGGGTTAGATTATAAAGAGATTGTATAGCTTCCTTAGAAGCATTCATGCTATTCTCACCACCAAGGGAGATATAATGTTTCTTAGAGTTAATCTCTTTTAACATTTCATCATTTGCCTCTATAGAGAATATACCTTTAGATGATACTGTATCACCATCGAAGTCACCACCAATAGAATCTAGGCGAACGTTATTTGGTAGTGCTACATCAACAAACTTGTTTGTAGTATTTTTATTGATATCCTGTATACGAATCTTTGGGTATTCTCTATAAAAAGTATTGTTTACTATCATAGGTTCTGTATCTATTGTAGATACAACTTTTATTTTAGCAGGGAACTGGTTCCAGTATGTATCTACAGGGAAACGTGTTATAAGAACTGCTTTATCCTTAGTGATTTCTATAGCAGCCATGTAAATTAGATCACACCAAGTAAGAGGGCGTTCTTTAATATAGAAATTTAAACCATCTGTAGTCATAGAAGAACCAGTTTTTGTTTTCTCTATTATAGCTTCATCTTCTACATTATATCCTTTAAATATAAGATAAGGTTTAGCTCCTTTAGGCATTCTTATATTTTCTTCTATAGGAGCTTCTATAGCAACAAAACGGTTACTCATACCATGCATGAATCTATCTAATTCTTTCTTTATTCTATCATCAGAATATACTTCTCTCCAGTCCTTAATATGAACTGTATGGGTTTTCTTATTCTTAGGATCTACTGCTAATACGTCATCTGTATCAGTCATATTATTTTCAAACCATTTACGAATATGATATAGCATATAAGGATAGAAATTAGCACATAGAGCTGCTATAGGAAGCCCAACAGAATCCAGATCTACATCAATATCTGATAATGATTCTTTGCGAAGATTTTGTGTACAGATAACTAGTCTTGCACCCCAGTCGAATGATTTCTTCATTCCTGAACGTCTAATAAGACCAAGTTTTCTAGATAGACCAGTAGCTGGAGATTCTACACCGTATCTATCTCTACCAAATGCAAGAAAGTCATATACGGCTACTATAGAATCTTGTATTCTTCCTCTTAAGGAACCTGAAAGAGATAGACCATAATCATCTGATTCTTTCAATGCATTACAATCTCTTATAATAGCATTATACATTTCATTTATTTCACCTACAGTAACCTTACCAGGTTTATCTGTAGTAACGTCTCTGTATCCAGCTGGTATTACAAGAAAATTATCTATAAATAGTTTCTCTCTATATTTTTCTAAGAATGTAACCTTTACATTTCTCTTATCAGAATCTGTTTTAGGAATTTTTAGATCTTTGATAATTTTTCTGAGATACTTAATACCAGTTTCTCCATTTGGGTCTTGTTCTAACTTACCAGTTTCTTTATTGACTTTAAAGTTGTACATTTCATAAGCACAGAGCTTTACATTCTTATCTAATCTGCACCATATCTTGTATCCTAATGGATGCATGAATGTTTCCCCAGCAAGATGTATATATCCAAATATAGAAGTTCTATCATCTTTAGTAATGCCAAAAATTTCATTAGAAAGAAGGCCACCAGGAGCTGGCATATTTTTACTACTAAAGAATACAGGGTCTGTTATCTCTTTTACATCATTTACTTTTATAAAACCATCAACATCAAGAGGTTTTAACTCAAGATGCTTATTTTGTGTTTTAGCCACATTAATACCTCCAATACATGAAGTCATTATGGAAATGTCTCGAACACAAAAAATACGGTAAAGGAAAAAATGAGGCAGGTTTTACCCTGCCCCATTTCTCATGTGCTTTGCCGATCCTCAGTGGATGTATTCCAGGATGCGGGTCGGATGGCAGCCGTCCACTTTGACAACGCCGTAGTAGACCACATGGTGATCCACGAGAAGAGACTTCAGTGCCGCGATCGCCTCTTCTTCACGATCATAGAAATTGTTGGTTCTGACGTTTTCGTCTTTGTCAACGATGACGATGAGATATCTGGACATGATGTTTCCTCCTCTGAACTTGTATTCGAATAGTCTTACGTATACTATACTGCTATTCTCACCACTATATTACGTCAATGAAAAAATCGACTTTTACACAAATAAACATGGTATACCCAAATTGGGTATACCATGCATGTATGTTAAACTTCCACTAGAGTAAAATCAAGCACATTAGAGTTCCTATTTATATTAATCTCATAAAGAGGCTTAAACGCTCCTGGTACTATTTGTTTATCCATATTTAGTTCTGCATTTTTAGCAATTTCCTCTGTAGATATCGTAACTGAGAATATTGGCCTAACAATACTCCTACTAATCTTAATATCCAATATATCTTTATCCAGGAACATTCCATTCAATATATTAAACATTGTTACCTCTTCAGAGAAGTAGTTTGTTTTAGATAATACGTTATCTTGATCAGAGGATATTTTGTTATAAAAATCTATTAGATTCACATTCTTATCCTCCTAAATCGCTATCTATTGATGCAGATAAGTTCTTTAGATCTTTCTTGTTCTTATCCAATGCTTTAAGTTTAGCGTTCTCTTCTTTCTTAGTTTTCACATAAAGAAAGTTAAGGAAGCCAACAGGAAGATCAAAAGCTTCTGCGTATGTCAATTTACCTTTATTATGGTCAACAAGCCAACTTACTCGCGTATAGAAGCCATTCCGTTCGGTAAATTGGCTCGTGTAAAAAGCAAATCAATAGAACGAGATTCAAAGGATTCGACTTTCTTATGACATACTGGGCACTCGTCTTCTGGAATCTGATATTTGATTGGGCTCTTATCAATTGATGCCTCTACAATCTCATTAACCTTATCCATGAGAATTGCTCTCTCATCAATTGTAAAGTTCTTAATGATAGTATTAAGACCACGAATCTTTCTCATAGTAGTCTTCTCAAGATCTTTAGCAATAACACCAAAGTCTATAGGAGAAAGTGTCTTAGACTTCTCATCTACATAATAAACCTTGTTTATATACTGAGAGATATAAACCTCAGTTGTATATTTCTTTGTGAAATCTTCTTTAAGAGAAGATGGCTCAAAGAGTGCTGAATAGATAGAAGGAGTGCAGAAACTAAATGCATAATGGTCATTAATAAGGGTTGGTTTCGTCTTAAACATAAGAGTCTTCTGCTCTTCTCCATTATAAATCTTATAGAATCTATTCTTAACCTTATCATCAGCAAAGATGAGCATATCCTTTATATCACGTTTTCTAAGGAATACATTTTTGCATTCCTTATTCTTACACTCATATGGGAGGTAGTTAATATCTTTGAAGTTATCCACATAAATTGCAAAGATGATATTAACAGTTTCATTCTCAGAAATGCTCTTAAGCCAAGTTTCATATGATGGTTTATTTCTATCATAAAGATGCTTATAAATTGTAGCAAAGAAGTCTCTAAGATCAAGATTGTTATTATTCGTAATAGAGATTATCTCTTCACCAGAAAGTGGTGTAAGAGAGATATTCTTACCCGAATAATAGAGAGGCCATGAAGTATGAATCTGACTTTGTCTATTTGTTCTAGCTGCAAGAGCAAGATTCATCTTAACTGGCTTTGCAGAAATAGTAAAGTCAGAAAGAGCAGAACTCTTATCAAGATTTAGGTCAGTAATAAGCTGTTTTACATATCTTTTACGAATAACCTTCATCTCTTCATCAGAAACAAGATTATCATCTTCATCTGTTTCATCTGTAGAATCTGCATCTTCCGTTGTATCATCTGCGTCATCATCGGAAGAATCTACTGTGACTAGGTCATCGTCTTCTGTAGATGGAGTAACTTCTTCTACTTCAGGAACTACAGGTTCTTCTGATTTAGCAACATAATACGTTTTCTTTGGTTGATTATTCTTAGCCTTCTCGACTTCTGCCTTTTCTTCATCTGTAAGAAGATCATCAATATCTTTCTCTGGAAGTTCATTAGAAGGAGAATCATCTTTACCAAGACTTACAGAATCTGAATTGAAATCTGCAATATCATCTTCATCATCAAAACCTTCAGACATTTTATCTACGTCTTCAGATGCATCAGAAGATAGACGTGCAGAATGCTCTTTCATCGGTCTCTCTTTAAAGCCAAAGTCTTTATCAGAAATGCCAACCTTTTCATCATGAGCAACCTTAAAAAGAATATAACCTTTTCTCTCATGCTCTGTAATACCATCAAACTCAGGATATGTATCAATGAGGTTATCTACATATTCGATGTGCTTCTTAAGTTTAGGAGACTTTTTAGCTCTCTTCATAAGAAGATCATAACGATATTCGATATACTTAAACTTGGCTTCATCAATTCTACCACCAGGGGCAGTAAGTTCTTTCTTTGTTCTTTCTATACCCTTATCAGCAAGGTCATAGAGATTATCAAGAGTCTGTCTAATAGGATTCTCCTTCTTGCTAATAGGTTTCTTAGCAAACTCATTAATGCTAATCTTTCTACCATATTTAGCAGTACCATCAGCATTATTTGCAGAAGCATCTTTGGCAGCTACTACATTCTGCTGAAGATCTTTCTCGATCTTCTCCTCTCTGTTAGTAGCAACTTCAATCTTCTTGTGTTCTTTTGGCTCTGTTTCTATCTTCTTTACAAGTTTAGGATCTACCTTCATCTCATGTATCTCTACACCAGACTTTTCGTCCTTAATAACTTTATTCTCTTCAACTACTTTCTTATCAGCGGTCTTTTTGTTTTCTTTTTCAGCCTTTTCAGCGGGGGTTTCTTGTTCTTCGAGACCAAGATCTTCCAACGTAAGTTCCTGATCTTTCTTATCTTCTGCCATGTTTTTTCCTCCTATAGAATCTATTAATATTATTCTTATGGAAAGAATGACCAATCTTCTTATTTCTAGCTACTGCTCTCTTTTTTGCTTTACCCAATCCTTGGTCTAGCAAATTACTCACAGCACCATCATCTAATTTACCATTATGATAACATGATGCTCTTTCTTCATGAACTGATGAAACTATACCAGGTGCAGATTGAGACTCTATAATATCTTTGATATTAAATTTTCTTTCTTTTTCAGATTCTTCTGTAGAGTATACGAGTTCCATCTTTACAGGGTCAAATTCTTCCCTCTTTACGGAATGTTTAACTCCTGTACTTTCATCTTTAAATGTAGCAGTTAGAAATAGATGATTAGATCTGAATTCTTTATTAATCTTTTCTAGATCTTCATCAGATATATTGAGTTTGCTCATTAAGGATTCATCATAATCCTTAACTTTAATCTGTTTAGTTTCTTCTCTCCAATCGTTATTTAGTTTAACAAATATGATATCATTATCCTTAAGCAAAATTATCACTTATCCTTTATACCATCAATGGTTTGACTATCAATATCATATAATATTTCATAAGCTGATTTATCTATCATGATAAGAATCATAACTTTAGTCTTATTATCCTTATCATGATACAAACTAGCATTAACCTGAATAGAAGAAAATTCGGGTAAATATGTAGCACATTGATCCATTATATCTCTACTGAGCTGGGTTAATTCTGATTCAAAAGCAAATCTATAATTAGCTCTTATATCTACACCCATATCAGGTTGATCAGCATAAGTTCCTTTACGTAGTAAAATAAGTCTTGCTATCATAAGAATAGCAGAATTCATTACACCAGACTGTATGATAGACATGTCTATCATTTTAGGCTGTTGCAAATCATCCAATCCTAGCAAATAGTCTCTTACATTGGCTTCTTCATCGAATTTTACTGGCATTATTTCACCACCCTTATAATGCATTACCAATTTGTATTTAACATCATTTTTTAACATACTGCCACATCTTAATAACGTTAAACAAGGAGGAATTAGTTATGAATGAAGCAATGGGATTAGCTAGCTTTACTCCTGTTGTAGGACCGTCAAAACCAGATGGCCTAATGATACAAAATCAAGTAGATAAAGATCTTAAAGATAATAGGATCTCATTCTCTAGAACTATAGATAAAGATAGTAAGAGATTAGAAATAGATGATAATGGAAAAGTAGATTTAAAAGACAATTCTGATTTAGAAGAATCTTTTCAATCTATATACCAAATGAAGACTGTTGATGAAGATAAAGTAAATGAATTAATAAAAGAAGCCTCTCTTCCATATGAAGAGAGACCTATTCATGATAAAAATTACATCTATGAATTACTAACTAATCATAAACTACTTACTGAAGATCAATTAGATTATGATCCATTATTAGAGAAAGTATATCTTGATAAGATTTCTAAAACTCTTCAAAATGATATAGGAACTCTTAAAGGAGATATAGATTCCATAGAAAATAAAGAAAAGAAAGATGGCTTCTATACTCCAGATACAACTCATCCATATAATGGAGATTATGATGAAGAAGATGCATCTGTAAAATTTCCAATGCTAGAAAATACAGAAAGTGATTATATAAATCATATAAAAAATAATATATCTTCTAGAATAAATCAAATTCTTGGAGAGGAGGATGAAGAGATTGAGTGAAGAAATAGATCTTAATATAGATAGAACTTATGATGACCCTAGATTTATTACAGATTCCGCAAAGAGAGAGGAAATAACTAGATTTGAACATAAATTCCCTGGTGCTGTAGTATTGAATGATAAATATGATAGTGAAAAAGATTTAGATAGCGATTGGACTAAGTATAATCTTCTTCCATACTCACTAAAGATACTATCTAATGAAAGATGTCTTAAGTATTATGGAATGAAGAATGAAGATCTTTATTACAAACTTAAGAAAAAGTTCTTAGATCAAAATATAGAAAACACAGAACCAGAACAGAAAGAATATATACCTGGAAGTAATATGAATGAAGTAACCAATCTTGATGTATTATCTATGGCTAATAAAGAAGCTAGAGATTATATGGAAAAAGGTGGTCATGAATTAATACCACAGGATATAAAGAATCTAGATGATTTGAATTCTTTTTGGTATAGATTCAACAATCAATGCGATGAACATAAAGCGAAGGCTAATGATAAATCTGTTCATCTGTATGGTATTCGAGTACCAGAAATGTATCATAAACTTCTTCATAAATTCCTTCATAATGATATTTCATATAAAGACAATTTTGATATATTAAAGAATCCAGAAGTAGGTTCTGTATTTGTAGGAACAGAAGCTTATGATTCTATTATGGATACGGAAGATATATTAGAATCAAGTATATACCTAGATAGGTTAAATAGAAAAGAAAAAGAATCAGGATTAGATATTATAGAATCTTCTATCAGGGATTCTATAATAGAAAATAATATAAGTATCTTAGAAGATAAAGAAGATTATGTAAAGGGTGCTTCATTCTTAACTCCTAATGAAATACTATCTGCTATAGGAGAAGAAAATATAGTAGATAAAAAATGGTTTAATAATTATAGAGCTAAGTTTGTTGGATTAAAACCAGAATATAAAAATTTCTATTCAGTAAGGGACCAATCTATATATGAAGCATACAAAGAAAAGGATGATAAAAAGATGATCTCTTTTGGTTGGAACCCAATGCTAGAATATACAAAAGAAAATCTATTTCTATCTTCTACAAGAGCAAATAATGAAGTGAGATCTAATATGAACTTTAGTTTTGTTGATCTTACTAAGACTAAAGAAACAAATAAAGATACATTCCCAACTGGAATTAGTGTATTCTTTATAAAAGAATCAGATCCTGATATTAACCATTTTAAGAATCCAGTTTATAGTATGCTATTCTCATTTAACCCATTGAATAAGAATGATTTCTATTCTATAGATCTTGCCGGTATACATTCTAATCTTTCATATGATTTCTTTGTTGGAGAATTCTATAAAAAGCCATTAATAACGATATTCTTCTTACCATTAGATAAAGACTTCTATAACGAATGTATAGATCATATAAATGATATAGTTCTAAATTACCATAGTCAAGATTCAGAACTTAAGTCTGCTATAATGGGACTTGGCAAAGATAAAATAGAGATAGCAAATAAACGTCTATTTACTTCTGTACTTATCAATACTTTATTAGGATCTGTAAAATCTAATGATAATATATTACACTTTACTGATAAAAATGAAATCATTTACATACTATTTAATAGAGTACCGTATATATACAATGATATAATTAAGTCTTATTCCAAGATTAATATTTTTGATGAATATAGAAATCTTACAGAATCTACATTCTTGGATAATATAGTAGAATCTTATAAGCCCTATATAAAGAAGAGAGATACTAAAGTTAACACATTTAAGAAATTGAGAAACTTTATAAGCAATACAATCTAAAATAAAAATCAGTTACATACTATAATAGTGAGTATAAATCCCATAGACCATTATGGTCTATGGGAATATTAAATGTCAATGTATAGAGGAGGATGAAAATTTTATGGTGACAGACAAAATAGTTCATAAAATTATCTACAAAACAAAGGATTACAAAAGAATCAGGAAAGACTATTTATATGTAGACCATGAAAGATCAATAAAAGATACATATAAATGTATTGATCTTACATGGGATAAAACTCATTGGCAGATATTTGATAAAGATGAAATCTTTGAATACTTCAATGTAGTCAAACCAATGTATGTAATTGGTTATAGAAAATTCATTGGAGATAAATTCAAAAATGATTCAGAATATATCTTCATCAACAAATATAGAGGTGATGAAGATAAAACTAAGATGGAAACATACTATGCATTCAATCTTACTTATCTTAAGAATAATCTTGGTAAACTATTATCTAATGATAGAGAAACAAGACAAGAAGTTGCCAAAGATCTTAGGAAAGAACTAAGATATGTAACAGTAGATACAAATAGTTGTGTAGAGCTTCCTAAAGATGTGGAAGTATCTAATGAACAATATTGGTATGGATACTATCTTACTAATATCAATAAAGTAGTATCAGAAATTGCAAAAGAGCAAGATGTATTTCCAAAGAATAAAGTATGCAGAGATAAGTATAAAGAGATTGTAAAATCTTATATCGAATATGCTGTATCTGCATTGTTCCCAGAGATTGTATTTGAATCGAATTCTTATGTAAATAAGTTCCTTCATATGTGCATGAAAGATAGTTCATTTATGAAGAAATACGATAGCACAAAAAAAGGATTAAATGATATCTATTCTCCGAATACTGTTATGCTGTATCTTATGAGAGAATATGATCCTAAATTTAAATTCATTGATTTTCAAAATATGAATTACAATTCTACTAATGCAGATATTGTATTCAACACATTAAATGTAATCAAATATGATCTTAGATTTGATTTAGAAGAATTCAAAAAGAAATACCTATTGTACAATACATTAGTGATTGTAGATGATGATAAATGGAACACATATGTATTTGGTTATGAAGTTCCTGCTCCTACATTCATTAATAAAGAAGAGAATATTCTTAGTGATGATGAAATGAAAACATTCCTCACAAGAAAGTTCTAAATATGATAGTTACAATCAGTAATGATTGTTTCTATATAGATGCGGGTATGGTCAAGAGCTCTGACCAACATATACCCATTCCAAAATCTTATATATATAAGGAGGAGTTAACATGAGCATGTTAACCGCAGAAGCACAGACCACAGTCGAATCCCAGGAGAAGAAAGACCAAAAGCAGGTTAATTTCAACACTCCAAACAGGAAACACATCAAGTCTGTAAAAGCAGAGTTCCCATCTTTCATCAGTACTATGTACGGAGATAATGAAGTATTCTGCAATCTCGTAAATCAGTATCTGAAGCCAGTATTTCCACAGCTTCATGGTTCTGTTATCTCAATCAGTAATGATAACCGTACTCTTTATACTGTTATCTATTTCCTCGATCGTCCAGATACAACATATCAGGATGGTCAGGTGAAAGCAATTGAAAAGGTTCTCGATAAGAAGGACCTCAGCAGCTCGATTAATCGTATCCGTGCTATTAATCAGATCAGTTCTGCTAATCGTCGTTTCTATAAACTTACTGATGAAGCGAAAGAACTGCTTATGGATGTAATTCCTATGATGGCAGTCAATCGTCAGAATGGTAAAGTTGATTGGAACAAGATTCAGGACGAAGTTACTGATGGCAATGGTATCGTGTATACTCGTGTTATGATTGACCTTGGTCGTGTTCTTAAAGCCATCTATGGCAATAAGGACGAGAGCGGTAAGGGTAACTATCTTTATAACATTATGGTTGGTAAGCCAATCAATGCAGTTCGTTCTCCGAGCGGCATGATTCTTGAAGATCGTTGGCAGATCTTCGTTATGCGTGTCAATAGTCTCGATGTTGAGAAGGTAGCAGCACAGTATGGTTATGTTGCTACTGGCAATCAGTTCGGTATTGTGACTGCATAAAATTACATTTACACAGAAACTTAGATTAGTATAAGAAGATAATGAGATAGAGGATATCCTCTATCTCATTATTTTTTAATATATGCAAGGAGAGACTAAACTATGGATAAAAAGAATATCACATACGATGTAAAAAAAGATGGTATTGACGAAATTATTGAAGAAACTAAGAATGCTACTATGATGCTAAGAGAAGTGGCATGGAATGGTAGAGATTATCATCTAGAATTAAGAAAATGGATTATTAGTGGAGAAGAGCTTAAACCACTAAGAGGTATTTCATTCTCTACGGAAGATGGTCCTAATAATCTTGTTGATGTAATGACTGATCTTGGATTTGGTCATACTAAGAAAATGCTTAAATCTCTTAAAGATAGAGAAGACTTTGAAGACAGTCTTGTATATACTATTGGTAAAAAGAAAGTAGAAGAAAGTAAAGATAAAGAAGTAGTCATTAATGAAGATGATTACTTTGATCCAGTTGCAGATGAATCTATAATTAAATAAAAGTATAGGTATGACTGTCTTGTAATGAGACAGTCATACTTTTATGTGTTTAATTAGGAGATGTATACTTATGGCATTACTTGATAATAATCAGAATCTAGAGATAATTGGTGAAGGTCAAAGAACTGGTGACCAATTAGTTGCTATGGAAAAATGCAGAAAACTAGATGAAGATACAGATAAACAATGCAAATATATTGATAACTATGGGAACTGCATCTTTGATAATTGTATTTGGGATATGAACGAAATCCCTAATACTACTAAAAAATGGTGGTATAAGTGTATTATATGCGATCAACCATCATCTATTAATCCAAGATATATGAAAGCCCACATTTGTCAATCTTGCCAGGATAGAATGTGGAAAGCAGAAAAACTTCCATTTACATGTGTTCATTGTGGAAAAACTCAAAACCATCCGTCTAAACTAATGTTTTCAGGTATATGTGATGAATGTTTTAAGCACGAAGTATTCAATGATTGCTATACTGTAAGACATCATACCTATATGAGAAAGGACCAATCGCATGAAGTCTCACTTTGATTCATTCTATATGAGAGACGATTCAGAAGAAAGAATAATATACTCTACTTTGGTAAAATTTACTTCACTAGATAGAATTTTTAAGTATACTTATCCATACAATGATAGAAATTTCCACTTTGGAAGAATAAATCTATTTATTGATTTGACTTCTATGGTTAGACCACTATATATGAGAAGCGATATCATTGATATAGAAGGTGTATTGTCTGCTATAGCAAACAATATAATCAACTATCGTCACTATTTCAATAAGTTCAATATAGTAAGTACTCTATTTGTTATCTTCTCTACTAATAACTCTATTAACAATATTAGATATCTTGGGGAATACAATAGCAAAGAAATTGAAGCTAGAACAAGGCATGAAGTAGATGATACTTTATTTAATATCATAAATCTACTAAAATCTCTTATTCAATACTTCCCTGGAGTATATCTTAAAGAAGGAACTGTAGAACCATCTGTAATTGCATATCATTATATGAAGAATTGTTGTATGAATACTCCTGAAGGGATGAACGTTCCTAATGTATTTATTACATCTTCTCAATATGCAGCACAGATTCCTAGAGTTATAAATAACAATGTTCTTCATTCTATTATTAAAAGCAGGCATTTAGTTTCTAAAGATCCATATGTATATGAAGATAATAGTTATATAGTAACTCCAGATAGACCATTGGATATTTATCTAGAGCATAGCAAGAATTCTTCTAATAGTTCTGGAATACTAAACAATGATAAGAATTATGTAGGATTGTTTATGATATTAAATGGATTGAAATCTAGAGGAGTTAAGAGTATACTTGATAGATATAAATCCGTCACAGTTATGAATTATATGCTACAAAACTATCTAGATATAACTCCCGATAATATTTATAATTCTATTGTAGATACATTTGGATCTGCTATAGTAGATAAAGCAGAAATCGAATCTAGATATTGTGCATTAGATATAGAATACCAAGATAAATTGTATAGTCAAATGCCAGAATCTCTAGAAACTGGTTTCTTAAAAGACTTGTATAATTTTGATGAATTAAATAATGTAATTCAAAAGATGTTTCCAGCTGATAAGCATATCAATATAGAATATTTGTAAAATTTGATCAGGTAAGGCAATATTGCCTTACCTGGTTTATTAATGTAAAATAGTTTTAGAAAGTATATCAAATGCACTAAATTTATTTTTCTTTTGTTCTGTACTTCTTGTAGTAAGAACACCGCTAGAACCATCAGAAGATACAGTAGTTCCTGTATCATCAAGAGTTGTATTGGTAGATGCCGTTCTCCAATCCATAACTTCATACTCTTGATCTTCTTCTGTAGAATCTGTCTCTTGTATCTTAGCAAGATTTAATTGTGTATTACATACAAAAGAATCATCTTCTCTAGTGAATACCTCTGTTTTCTTATTGATAATGAATATACCATCTTTATCTGAATGACCATCATAGTTGTTTACTATATAACGCTTGTTAGGAGTAAATACAGATGGATCTAATCCAAACTTATTTATAGTAAGTTGGTTAGTCATTGTCTCTACTTCAGACTTTATATTCTTTATTTCATTAGGATTATCGTTTCTAACTCTAAGAATCTTAACACCAGCTTTATTATATCCTAATACACCACCAGTATTAAGTATAGACTTAAAGTTTGATATACCCAATTGACCTATCTTAGATAAATCAAATTTTGCTAATTCTTTTTGCATTCTAATAAGGTCTTGATACTGAAGTTTTCCTTTATTGAAGTTCTTGCTTATATCAGAAAAGCTTATATCTTTTAATGGGGTCTTTATACCGTTATTGTAATCTGTATGTCCAAATAGACCTATAGAAGTATTATCCAATAGATTAAAATCTTCAGGATTGAAGGTATACTTATTCTTATCCTGAACAAAATTTGATTTAATATCTATTGTTTTAATCTGGCTAAGAGGTTGAGCAAAATTAGATATAGATGAAGTAAATTTAGACAAAGATCCTACAAATCCAGTTATATTAGACATAAATCCTTTTATAGAATTTGTAGCAGAGCTTATCTCTTTAGCTATACCTTGCATACGTTCTAGATTTGTAGCAACTTTTGCTATACCTTCTGTAGTACCAGATGATAGATATGCACCATAAGGTCCATTTATTACTTTTTGAAGTTTTTCATTAGCAGTAGCTACTTTGTCTACTACTCCTGATATATGAGAATTTAAGCTATCAAGATGACCTAACTGCGAATTTACTTTACTTATACCAGAGGTTAAAGGACCTAATCCCTTATTAAGGAACCCTAATTGTTTTATAGTAGCATCTATAACATCTTGAGCATTGATATAAGATACAGAATCAAGAAGATTATCTAAATACTCTGCTCTATAAAATGAAGGAGTACCTGCTAATATAGTATCGTTTAAAGTATTCTGAAATTGGTTTACTTTATCTAATGATTGTGTAGCTTTGCCAAATATAGATTTCATACCAGACGATGTAGCAGACTTTAATGCAGAAGATATAATGTCTACAGATACTGTAGTCTTTCCTATCTTTACACTTTCACTTATAGGAATCTCTCCAAGATTGCTAGTAACTCCTGATATGAATTTATTTTGCAAATCCGTTAGAGGTTTTAAGAAATCTTGGCACTGGGCAAATATACCTTTATTGCTCTTATTAATCTTCTCAGCCATATTCTTTATTTCTTTAGAATATTGTTCTATAGACTTTTTAAAATTCTCTATTACTTTCTGTATATGGGTTTTAGCAATTTGGTTATCTGATTGCTTATCTGCTGTATTATCATCGTTTGGATTTATTACAGCGTCTATCTGATCAACAACTTTGGAAGTATCATGATCTATTGTATACATAGAATCCATTACAGATATATCTGTCACATATGAAGAAGTCTCTGGGTCTTCTTCCATTCCTTCTTTCATACTATTGCTATCTGTAATAGATTTCATCTTAATATTTACGTTATTATATAATTCTCTCTTAGATTTAACCCCTTTGCCAGATCTAGATACTAGATATGTAGCAAATGGTTCGTCTATAAAGAAAAGATATTGAGTATCATAAAATACTTTAATGGAATTAAGATATTCTATAGTAGCAGCTAATGTTTCTTTAGGAGGTATTATTAACTGTCTTTCCATTTCATTATGATCAAATGGTTCTATAAGAAGATGAGTATTCTGCATATAACTCATTACTATATCTTGCATATTAGAGTTGTATACAGTAGAGTTTGCTACTATTTTATTAGCATCTATACACTGTTTTCCTATAAGACCTATATATGTTTCTTTATAAACGTTCCCTTTAGTACCGCTTAAATCAGTACTATTATAATCCAATTCTTTGTTATAATTTATATCATTTGATATCATAACAGAAAAATCATCCTGGAGATATATAGTACCTCCAGGAGGGTTTACTTCTGTCATTTTGCTAAACTTCTCTATAGTAAGTCTTATAACAGCAGTTTGTGCATGTTTAATTATCTTATCAAATAACGCTTTATCTATAGAAAGTCTAGTAAGTATAATAGGCATATTACGTTGTTGATAATCGCTTATACGAATAAGGTTAACAAAATTCTCTGGGTGTATTTCTACATTAGTACCATCATCAGGAATGAATACCCTTCCTGAAATACGGAAATGCCAATTTTGCATAATTTCACTCCCTAATGAATTCTTAATTACTAATGTGTAATTTTTATAAATTTAGACTCAATTACATACTATTGTTATGGTATAGTAATAGAGCACAATAATGTAAGGAGGTATTTAAAAATGTTGATCAGATTTTTTGGGAGATCTGAGGAAGAAATAAGGAAAATGGTAGAACCAACAAAAGAGGAAGTGAATTTTATAGTAGATTATATTAAAAAATATAATGAATTAAATTTCCCAGATTTTATAAACTATATTAAAAAATATGATTTTAAAGAATATTATTTATTCTATTATAAAATTAAATATTATAAAGACCCACTACTTATAAAAGAAAATAAAAGAAATGAAGTTGATAATTTGATAATTTCAGTCTATCCATATTTTAAAGAATTTAAGAATAACTTTGAAAATATATGGATGAAATACATAAAATATTCTTCTAATAATAAAGATGATGAATTTTGTAAAATGGTTTTAAATATAGCTTTAGGAAAAGGATTCAGTGAATAAAAATGACAATATCATTCACAGATTTCTGTATGCATAGAAATAGAGAAATGGCTAATCTCTGTAATTTAATGAATTGGATGAAACTAAATATAAATTTTAATCCATATATTTGGGAGAAACAATATAAAAATAGGAATTCTAAACCAGTATTTTGGCCTAATTATGTTATAAATAAAAAAGAAGCTAATTGTGTAGATATAGGAATATTTCTATATTTCTTATCTGAATTTTATCATTTTGAATGTGAACTTACTTTTATGAGTATAAATAGTAAAGAAAAAGTTCTTGATACAAGTGCAACTTCAATGCTTCATGTAATCCCTCTTGTAAGAACTACTGATAATAATATTTACATATTTGATTATATTGGAAATGTTAATTCATCATTAGTTCATGGTCCATTTGAAACTTTTGAAGGTGCTTGTGAGAAAATTTCAAAGTTTTATGAAATGATAAAATTGTCTTTTACAGATTATTCTGGAAAAGTGTATAATACTGAACCTTATTTAGATTTTCATTTAGTAAAAAATAAAGATCTTGAAGTGCTTCATAAATTTAAAAATAAAAATATTAGCCAATATGAATTATTTACACATATTAAAGATCTTAAAGAATTTGTAGATATGTGTTATCAAAAACAAGATTTGTCTAATGCAGGAAATTATATTATATATGTTCCTCCAAAGAGAGTAATAAAATCTATATTTAATACAGATCCGTTAAACATGTTTAAACAAATGGAACATGCTGCATTTTGTAAAGGAAAAGGATACTTATCCTTATTTAAACCTAAAAAATAATATTATATAGCTATGAAATTTATATCCGTAGGTCTGTTTGACCTACGGATATTTTTATTATGAAATTGTTTTTTATTAACCTTTAGAACCTGAACCTGTAGTTGTCGTTGAACCTGTTCCTTCACTTGATGACGTACCACTAGATTCTGTTGATGAACCTGAACCACTAGTAGACGAAGAACTAGAACTTGAAGAACCTGCTGCAGCTGCAATCTCTGCAGCAACTTTATCAAAATATGCTTTAAACTCTTTACCTACAGCTTCTTCTTTTTCTTTCTTAAGAGTTGCATACATATCAGCTCTCTGGTCTTCTATGTCTGGGATAACTGTAACTGCAGTTTCATCAACAACTTTACCGCCATTATCAGCAGCATAGTTCTCTAGTGTAAGTTGCTTATACTTATCCTCTGTATCAGAGTCAGAAGCCGGTTTAAGAAGTTCAAAGCAAAGAATACCTCTCTCAAGAGCCTTCTTTACAAGAGTTACAGCAACTGGATATGCATAATGACTATTACCAGTCATACCAACAAAATTAAGTGTAGCACCGCCTGGGCCTACAAATCTAACATATTTATATTTTGGAGCAGCCATTGTTTATCATACCTTTCTATATGAAGTTTTACATATCAGATTATCTAAATGTCGAGTTACATCATAGAAGTCCTATAATATATCCTTCTTTTATATCTATAGGATCTTTGAAGAAAGAATCAAAATCAAACAGTTTATCTTTTTCAAACTTTTTACTAAGTTTATCCATATCATTTTCAAACTTCTTTAGTTTAGATTTATTTATATATTTAGGCCTTATAGTATAAACTGCCTTTACTTGTCTATCTGTTTCTGGGTCATCTATTATTTCTTCTCTACGTTCTATTGAGTATTCTTCTTCATCTAAACAAGAAAGTTTATCCTTTATCATATCATAAAGAAGTTCTTGATTCTCATGTATTCTATATACTTTAGAATCATTATGGTCAACAACATTCATTTTTAGTTCTGCTAATATACTAAGAAGCTGTCCAAAGTCATTATTAGTCAATCTAATATAAGAATATGTTCCCATATTAGTAATCATCTTTTCTTTAGCAACTTGTTTGGCTCTATATATTGGCATACTACGAGTATTTGGATTATTCCCTCCATCTTTTACTTCTATGATAAGATTGTAAGGAATTATAAGAAAATCAGTTATCCAATGAAGTTTCTTTCCTTTAAATTCATACTCAAGTATAGGCCCTGGTGCTATAACTTCATTTGATTTATACTCTAATACTTTATCAAGAAACTCCATCAGTTTCTTTTCATAAGTACCTGTATAAGTCATTTCTTTACCATCAGACCATTTATACTTTCCAGATATCTTTCTATGCGCTAACATCTTTTCCTGGAATTTAGGATCATCAAGAAGATGTGGCTTATTATACACTCTCATCATACGTTCGTGATAAGTCTTTTTTATTTGTTCATAACACTTTGGATCTCCACAAAGTCTATTGTATTTCTGTCTTTTCTCATTCCATTTAGTTGGTTTACCACATACAACACAATTACCATGACCATGTTTACCATTTACTACATCATATACCATTCTATATGGTGTATACCCTAATGGTAATTGGTCTTTATGCTCTTTTTCAATATGCTTTAAAAGTTTTATCTTATTGAATCTTTCATCACAATATGGACAGTTAAAATTCTTCATTAGATAAACCCTCCCTCATTTATTACAAAAATGTTTTCGGAAGACAAAAAAGTACGAGGAATAAGCATACTGCTTTTATCCCCGCACTCTTTTTAATAATATTAATTTAGACAAATCTAAGTTCTTATTGAATCTTATTGAAGTTTTACTTTAGAAAGCTCTTACATTTTGAATATAACATTTTTTCTAAACCGTACAGCAACAAATTTAGTGGATTAAATTTCTGTATCATTTTGTTTCTCCTTATAAATCGTTATTCTTTTACTTTTTACCAAACAGACTGATCAAGATTACATACACATCAGAATCATCTGCTGCTCTGTAAATTGATTTATTCTTTTCAACAAACATATTTAACATATTCATGATGGTTTCCTTTCTTATAATCACTTTAACTTATTTATAAGCAATATAAGATGAGGATCAGCAGTAACATATAATATGCTAATAGATGTATACATCCTGCTTAGCGTGCATACTATAAGGAATTCGGAATTTAGCTTATGCTAATTTTTTGTTTCGATAAGTATATCTTACACCGTTTTTAGTAAGCCATTTATCAAGGATCTGGGAATTGGAGATCCGTACAGATCCTAAATATTCAGGCTTATCTCTATAGATAGGATTCTTACCGTTTACGTTATGGTAAACCATAAGACATTACCTCCTTTCTATGCATTTCCTCATCTAATATTGCACAACTATAGTATGTAAATAAAATGAGTAAAAATTACACATAAAAAGGATGGGCTACACCATATGGTGTAGCCTTTTTATTGTTGTTGATTTTGATTAGGCTGATTATTCGTATAAGATGCTACATGCATTCTCATAAGAAACATAAAGTCCCTATATACCATTCCCATAGCAGTAAGTTTAGCATTAAAACAATCTCTAACTATATTGCAAACTATTTGTTTCTTCTTATATGCTATAGCATTAGCATCTACAGAAGGAACACCATTAGGCTGTTGTTTATTAACAGCATTATTTTGAGTTACATTAGCATTTGGATCTGTATTATTGGTTGTTATAGAACCAGCATTCTTAGTAGATGGTTGAAGTGCTGATTTTAATCCAGATGGTACACCAGATGAAGAACCAAATGTTGCTTGATTTGGTGTTGAAGCTTGAACTGGTTGATTTGGTAATGCTTCATTAAATATATCAGTTTGGAAATACTTTCTCATAAATAATGAGTAATCAGTATCTGCATTTACTGGTCTAGATACACCATTATTAGCACCTGGATTAGTACTAGCAAATCCAGCTTGTTTAAGAGCTTGATTCTGTTGTTGAGAAGCTGCTATCATATTCTGATCTGCTTGTGTAGTAGGATTATTCTCTCCAGTATTTGGGTCTTTGTTTATATAAGAGATAATTCCATTAGCATCTACAGAGCAAGATTTAGTATTAGCAGAATAATTAGAGCAGAACTGATAAGCTGCTGGCATTAATGCTGCTAATTGTCTTGTATTCATATTTAATCTAGTTTCTCCACCATAAAAATATTGCTTAGCAAATTGGGAGAAATCTGAATTACCATCATATTCTGGTATTAATAACTTCTGTATCATTAGATTAGATCCTTTATTAGTCTGATCTGTATCTACTTTATTCATATTAATACCATTAAGAGATGTAGATAAAGGTCTCTTTAATCTTTGTAAAGCTGCTTGATAATTAGGAACATTTTGAGCTTGATTAGAGGTCTTTACAGGATATTGTCTTTGATTCATTATTATTTGTTGATACTTTTCTAACCATCCTGAATCTTGTGCTATTTGCTGCTGAGTAAAATTAGCAAATTTAGTAAGTGTATCTTTTATCTGACTTACTATATTTCCTTTCCATTTAGTAAACCATTGCTGTACATTTGCTGTAGATGCTTCGTCAAAATAATACCCATTCTCTTCTATCCATTGTTTAAATTCGAAGTTCAATTCTATAATAGATTCGTTTATATTATAAAATACTTCTTCATTATTAGGATCAAAAAAATCTAACTGATCAATCGAGGTCATTTATCTTTTTCACCTCTTCTTTAACTGATTTCAATCCAGTAAGTCCAATATCATTACCAAATTTTCTTAGTATTTCTTTTGCTTCTTCTACAGTAATCTTAAAGTATTTTTCTGGAGGATCTTGTACATGAGTAGCAACCATTTTATCTCCATCTTTAAATGAATAAACAGTTAGATTATTCATTATGAATGCCCCAGGTCTATACGTTATACCAAATCCTATAACGTTATTTTTTACTTCTGCAAGAAGATCATATATAGAACCACCAGACATATAAACTCCACAATAACCAAATGCTATCTTAATTGGTAATGCTAGAACTATAGAACCTTTGAATGGAAATACATCTGCTGATACTATTTTTATAGCATTCTGAATAGATAAACCACCTATGTATTTTGCTATCTCTTTAGCTCTTTTATCTCTAAACTCTGCACACATGTAATTGAACATACTGGATTTCATAAATTTCTCTGCATTACATGGTGTATAGTTCTTATGCTTCTTATATACTGAATCTATTTGTTTGTATATAAAATTCATTATATATTTATTATTAGTAGTTTTCTTCATTTCTCTTATAGCAATCTTGCTTAAAGCCAAGTTTGTATATTTATTTATAATAAAGCCTACTAATATTTTTGTAATAACTACAGTAAGTCTTAGTAAAGCTTCTTCTTTAGTTTTAGGAGGTTCTTTACTAGAAGATATCTCTCCTTGACCTATAATATCTCCTATAGTTGTTTCTTTGTCTTTAACATCATTAGAAGTATCGGTTTTATCTAAAAATCTAATATTACCCTTTTCTATTTTAACCATAGAAGCTGGAATCTGAGCTTGTTTTATAGCAAATTTGATTAAATCATTATATTCTCTGTTATCCTCCACAGAGAACTTCTTGAAATAATTCATATTATACCTCCTTATCGAGGTACTTTCTTAATCTATTCTTTTCTCCTACAACGTCAGGAGATATATTGTATTCTTTCATCTTCTTTATTATATTTCTAGCAAGTTCTTCTTCATGTTCTTCATCAACATGATTAAACATACGAATTGCTGCTAATACATGTGCTTTATCTGGCATCGGATATTTCTTCAATTCTGGAATACCAAAATCTGTTCTTTCATCAGCTGTTAGCTTTCTTTCATTAAATGAAGTAAATGTTATGTATTTCATTGACTCTTTAGCTCCTTTTTAATATCTTCATACATTGTATTTATAAGATCTTTATATTTAGATGCGATAATAAGGAATTCTTTATAGTAAGCATAATACCAGTTAACCATAGCATTTATGGTAGCACAATGTAAATTAACTAGAGAGCGATAATTATCTACTACATATTTAGGTTCATATTTAGTAGGTAATTCTTTATCCTTTATCTTCTCGCATTCTTCTTTGTACTTATTCATTATCTCTAGATTTATATGATAACGAGATTTTATGTAATTAAGATTTTCCTTACTCTCTTGAAGAAAAGAAAGGAAATCATCAATAAACTCTTTTGCTTCTATATTATCTGGACTAGATTTTTTGAAAGCTTTTTCTGTTTTAAGCTGTTCTACTATATCGGTATATCCTCTTTTATCTTTTATAATATCTTTAGCTAATTCATCTGTGGTTAATGGTTTATTAACCCAAGATGATTTTCTCCTAAAATCTCTATATTTAGTATATGCCTTTATAAACTCTTTATCATCACAGAAAGGATATATATGAGGATCTAATCTATATGGTTTATTAGTCCAATAAGTTCTAGTACCTAAATATGGCTGATGTTTTATAGAAGATTGTATAAATCTTATTTGGCCAGATAAATCTAAATTAGAGACTAATAATTTATTTAGTTTAGTCATTGTAGTATCATAAAACTCAGATGAATTAGTAGTGACTATCTTGTATTTAGATTGCATTATCTTATATGCAATATCTCCTATATCATCATCATTTATTACTTTAGATTTATCAATAGAAGAAAACATAGACTTCTGCATGTCTAGAAATTGTTTATGAGTATTAATTTTCATATCAGAAAATTCTTTATCAAAATTTTGTAAGAATTTATTAATATCTTTATCATAAGAAGACCATTTGGAAATTTTTCCGAATACTGTTAATGGAAACATTATCCCATCAAAAAAATTAAAACTCATACATACACCACCTTATATAAACTTACCTTAATGTGGGAAAAGAAGAAAAACAACGAACGTTATCCGCCAGGATCTAGTCGTTGTTTTTGCGATTTATTAGTGATCGCTACCGTTGTTCTTCATGTCGTTGGCCGTATAGTTGATATGGCTTTTGACTTTCACGTTCTCCCAGTGGATAGAGACGTGATAAAGCTTGTTACGTTTGCCATTCTCGATCTCGCAGTACTTCTTGAGATATTCCGCATCGATCTTAACCACACCGATGTGTTCAATGTAGTCATGAAGAATGAAACGGAACTTGTCGAAGTTCTCGTAGTTGGACGGATGAGCATCAGCTGCCACATCCATCTCATAGATGAGATGTGCAATATAATTGTCCTGAAGCATGGTTATACCCCCAATATATTTTAGGACGTTGACTACTTCTTCACCACTATAGTATGTAATTGATTTTTGACACTTTTACAATCCCTAGGTTGTAATAACCTAGGGATATTTTTAATTATTATTTTTAGAATCACTATTTGAATTATTTACTACTGTTGATGAAGTAGATTTATTAGCAGTATCAGGTTGTTTATTATTGTTATTAACAACTACAGCTGATGAAGAAGTTTGCTGTTTATTATTATTGCCAGAATTTGTAACTATAGAATTTGATCCAGACACTGTATTTGGTTGATTCTTTATTGATTCTGCTGATTGAGGAATATTAGGTTGATTCTTGACTGTTTCTGGTTGCACAGTATTTGGTTGGGACTGTATAGGATTCTGTTGATTATTATTAAACCAACCAGATACTTTATTCATAAGATTATTTAAGAATCCTCCATTATCTCCATTTTGATTATTAGCATTACCAGTTAACCAGTTTTTAAATGCAGCAAATTTCTGTGCTAACCATGAAGGTTCTTGTTTTACTGGAGCATTGTACTGTTGGTCAAATCCAGCTTGTTGCTGTGATTGTTGTGTGTTTGTTGTATTAACAGAAGATTGTGAATCCTGTTGTTTATTAACAGCAATCTGCTGAGATTGTTTAGATCTCATAGAATTTATTTGATTCTGTATACCTTGCATTTTAGACAGCCTATCAGGATCATCTGTATTTTGCATTATATCTTGATACTGTCTTCTAAGCTCCATTATCTTCTTATTACGTTCTATAATTGATTTATCTACTTCTAGAAATGTATCTACAGTAGACATATCTCCGGTTTCTAGATACATATCCATGCATAGATTACAGAACTGGTTAACAGGTAAATTCTCATTAATCGGTTCTATTATATAATTTGGAATAAAAGATAATATAGAAGAATTCTCATATATCTTATACTCTGGAATAGAAACCTTTATATATTTAACAGGTATACCATTAATCTCAGAAAGAAGAGAAATAGATTCTTTATAACCCATATCATATTCTTCTGAAATTAATTCTATATCTTTAAATCTTACTATAATAGAATGAAGTCTATCATTCTCTACTAATGGTATAGCACGTATATCAAATTTATTATCTTCCAATACTGGAAGTGTATCTAAAAGAGAAGAATGTTCTTCTTTGTATATCAATTTTAACACTCCTTTAAAAATTATATTACTTAAAAGTCTTTAAATTTAATCAAAGTACTTTTTAATACAAAAAAAGAATAGAATTATTTTTCTATTCTTTAAATGTTAATTTTAGTTAAAGATTTATTATTTACATGAGTCTTTCTTCATTAGGGATCCAAGACCCACACAATTTTCCATCCGTATGGAATACCATTTCATAAACAGTATCTGGATGATTGCCTTTTTCTTTATATTGCCTTTCAAGATTTGCTGCTTCACTAGCAATTGTACATCCATTCTTAATAATACGTAAGTATGATATTACAATATAATAGTACATCACTGAAAAAAAAATTAAAAGTTATTAGGCTATGGGATTTAACCCATAGCCTAGTTATTTTATACAAATAAAGTTATCAATGTCTATCAGAGAGTTTCTGCATTTTAGCAAGAAGTGCATCTATAACCTGCAGAACTTTGGCTGCTGCACTCTTAAGAATGTTTGCTTTACCAGCATCAGATTGTTTCTTAGCAACTTCGAGCCACTTGGAATAAATATTACGAAGTGCTGCAATCTTTCTAGCAATCCAGGATTTTGGTTTATTCTCAGATTGTTTAAGAATATGATGAATAATAGCAACAGAACCAGCAACGCCTGCTACTGCACCAACACCTATACCAACTTTCTTAAGTGAAGTACCCTCTCCACCATTATTGGCTGCAGATGATGCAGCAGAAGATACACTATTTGCTACACTGCTAGCAGCATTTTTAACTGTTTTCGCAACTGATGAAGAAGTTGATTCTTTCTTATCTTCCTTCTTACCACCAGAAAAAGCCTGACCGACTTTATCTGCTAGTGATGAAGATGAAGAGCTAGAGCTTGAAGAACCACCAGTTACTTTATCAACAGCATCTTTAACTTTCTGAGTTACTGAAGAATCACTCTTGTTGGAACTGCTGGAAGAGCCTACAATTGGAAGACCCTTAAATATTCCTTTTTTATCCTTCTTGCCAAGACTACCAAGATCAACCTTAGGAGGTATAAATCTTTTCTTAACAGAGTCTAGTGTTGCAGGAAGCATACTGCTACTACCTTTTTCTTCTTTACTAGACGTAGACGAATCTGATTTAGAAGAACCAACACCGAGTGCTTTACCAGCTCTTGAAAATAGCGAATTTATTGTGCCGCCACCAGAGATTTCCTTGTCTCCAGATCTGTCATCAGTATCTACAAATCCAGGGAATTCTCCTTCTTTATTCTTTAGCCAATTCTTAATATGTGGACTCATCTTACCAAAATCGGAAGCATGAATAATACCATCACTACCTGGGATTACACCACTCTGTTTATCAGTTGATAAAGAGGACTTTACACCAGCTAGTTTATTACCAACATTAGATAGTGCAGATTGTACTGTTGTAAGAGCACCAGAATCTGATGATGATTTACCCATAAGATTTCTAGCTCTATCAAGCATACGACCTTTCTTATGAACATCTTCATCTACAATAACGTTAAGATACTCTTCATCACCAGTCTCTAGATACATTTCTAGAGCACTCTCACAGAATTTATAAGCAAGACTATCTTCAGATTCTGGTTTGATAACAATATTGTTTATTTCATTAACAATATCTGGATCTTCAATAATCTTATACTCATCTATCATTACCGTAGCATCATCTAGATCATTAGATTCTGTTATAGAAGATAGAGCCGTAAGATAATCGCAATCATAATCTTCAGAAATCTTTTCTATATAAGAGAAATCTACAACATTAGATTTCAGTCTAGAATTCTCTATTACAGGAACTGTAACAACATTAGTCTTTGATTCTTCTTGTGTTAGATATACACATTCGTCAAGATTAACGCTATTCTGTTCTTGCAAATCTTGTTCTTTGAAAAGCATAATTTTCTCTCCTTATTTATTAAATTTAATAGGGGGGGGGGGGA